GCTGGAAGCCGAAATGAATCCCATGCCATCCGTTTCGGCTTCCAGCGATGCGCCACGACCCATAAGTGACGTTGTTCGGGTAGAAATGCGCCCCGTTCAGCGGGCTGTACAGGCCGCTGTAATTGCCAAACTCAATCCATTCGTTGCTGTAGCACCGCGCTCCGCTTGTCCACGGCCCGTTCATGCGACTGCAGTCTTGAATGGAGTTACCGTTTAGATAAATCGTGCCGTACAGCCAGTTGGTTCCTGTGCTGTACACGCCAGCAGGGGCATAAATCGCCTCGCCAGTGCCCGCTACGTTTCCGTTGCCACGGTAGGCGTATGAGTACAGTGTGTTAGTGACGCGAACGTTGGCATCGCCGGTGTTAACAGAGAAAACAACCGTTCCAAAATCTTCGCTATCGTAAAAACGAACGCCGCCGTAACCGGCCTGTGCGCCAATGCGTATGCCCGTGTGCCATGCAAGGTCTAGCTTGGTGTAGTTGCCGCCGTAATTGTTGAAGTTTGTTCCAATGTAATAGTTGCCTTGCGCGTCGGTATTGCCTCCGCCAAGCAGCAACCTCACGCCATCACGAGTGCTGTGGGCGTTGTCATCGTAACCTCCGCCAAACAGCACGTGACGGTGATCGGCTGGGTTTAAGCTGACGCTCCAACTCCCGCCACTGTTGAGCAAACCAAACCGGCCGCTAGTTTCTGCGTACAGGTAGCCAAGGATTGAGCCTGCGTGCCCGTTGCGCAGCCGAATGCCAGTCGTTCCAGAGTATCCGACGTTCCAATATTGACCGTCAGAGTACCAGTGGTTTGCGGTTGCTTGGTTATACAAGCCAGTGCCGCTGTTGTAATTGCGCAGCCAACTATCTGCGTAGATGTCACTACCGCGAATATCCTTGCCAGCAGAGTTCCACTGATATCCTTGGAGGGTGGCTGCGTTACCAGTGATACTAATACCCCAAGTACCGGATGCCCCGCCGCCGGTAAGCGTTGGCGCATAGCTGTTGTAGTTGTTCGAATGGAGCTGGAGATACCCGTTCGTATACAGGTCTACGTTGAAGTAAAAGTTTGATCTGTCGGTGTAAATGTGGGCGTGGCTACCGTTTGCTGGCCCCAATTGAATCCAGCCGGAAGGTGTGGTGTTGCGTAGCCCCCAATCGCCCATCTGCACGGTGTACCCGCCACCAAAATTCAGAGACGCTGCAGAGCCCGTGACGTTGATGCCCCACGTACCGGATGCCCCGCCACCGGTCAGTGTTGGTGAGTATGAGTTGTAGTTGCCGGCGTGCAGAACTTGGTTTCCCGCCTGCGTGATCGCGCCGCCCGCATTGAACGACGCAGGCGTACGCAGCGCACGAAGATCTCCGGTGATGTTGGTAAAAGATGCGGAGGTGACTTGTGAAGCGGTGAACGCGCCGCCCATATCCATCGTGTTGTCGTAGAACGAAGCGTTATGGATCTTGCGCAGGATGATCGTGCCGTACTCCCACGTAGAAGAGCCAGTGCCAAACACGACGCAGTATTGACCGTCTACGTAGCCAAGCCGCACCTCTTTGCCACACTGCCCAATAATATTGGCCCCGACGTTGTACCAGCCGGACGACCAATTGTGGCCACCAACAATGACTGTGGACACGGCATTTGAGTTGTATTCGTAAATATCGAATACCATGTGAACCATGCCGTAGTTGCCGGAACTGCCCGGCAACTTGAAGATGACCATGCCCGTAGATGTGCTGCTTGCCGACCAGTTGGCAATTGGCCGGGCGAGGTTGTTGCCTTGGCGAATCGTGTTGCCGTTGACGCGCAAAGTGCCGTTAAAGGTCGATGAGTCATTGGTGCCGTAAGCGACGTTGATTCCGCCGTACGTAGACAGCCCTTGGTTTGGGGTATTTCCTTCGCCTTGCCCCCACCCACTTGGGTTTCCAACTCCGACCTTGTTGTAGAGGTGGATGTACTCGTTGGTGAATCGCCCACGAATGCCGTACAGGTTGATCGATTCTCCGTTGCTGAAATACGTGATTCCGCCGATCGTGCTGCCGCCGCCAATAGAGGGCGCGTAGCTCGTGTAATTGCTCGTGGTCAGCAAGCCTAATTGGCTTATTACGTGCGCTGGCGATGACTTTCGATTGTAATTGTCCGCCCCGCTGTTTGTCCAAAACGCAGCGATCGACGGGTTCTCTGTGTTGCTGCTCGACTGGTTAAAGTGAACGCCGAAAAAGTAGCGACCGTATATGTCGCCGCCGCTGTCGCGCTGTACTAGCCTGTTTGCAGTCGCCGCCGTATCTGCGCCAACGGTGATCGTGCCGCTTCCTGCACCGTCGCCGATTCGCAATCCACCGCGAGCCTCTATGGGGCTTTGGACATACAGACCAGCGGTTTGTCCGGTCTTAGGGAGATACAACCCGTAACTTGCAAAGTTTGCTACGTCATCAGTTGACTCAGATCTTACCGTTAAGCGACCACCGGATTTGTAGATGCCGTTCGTGGTATCGGTAAAGTAGAGCGTGCCGGTAATAGTCCCGCCCGTAAGCGGCAAAGCGTAGCTGCTATAGTTTCCGCTATGCAGAAATGGGCTGTATGCCCCGCCGTTATAAAAAACTGGGTTGTGTTCGTAAACCCACGTCCAACTGCCGCTGCCGTTGTGCAGAAATACCCTGCTTGAGACGTTTGCGTCCGACCGGGTCAACCCAAATCCCCACGGGCTGCTGCTGCTCGTCGTTAAGTTGAGCGGCTGCGAACCCCCACCGTTAATGCTGACGGTGCCGGTAATAGTCCCGCCTGTGAGCGGTAGCGCATAGCTGTTGTAGTTACCGGCGTGGAGGATGAAATTGCCGTCTATACGAAGCCCATTACCATCTCGCGCTTCGATCGTGTTTGATGTGTACCCAGCACGGTGGAAAGCAAGCGCAACAGTACCTGCATCTGTCGACTTCAACTCAAGCTGGGCGTTGTTCCAACTGCCAGCCGTCGCGCCAATGTTGCCGCCGATAGCGTTAAGGGCCGACCGGCCTTGCCCGCCAACGGTTAAGTTTGGAACGTAAAGCTCGCCGGTGAGCGTGCCGCCCGCGAGCGAGAGCACACTCAGCGCCGCACGCGCATCGGCTGCGTTCGTCGATCCAGTACCGCCCTGCGCGATCGGGAGCACGCCCGTGAGGTGCGCAACGTCGGAGTAGTCGAGCATGGTCTGCGCGGTGATGCGCAGTTGGAACTTGTCGTTGGTGCTCCAGACGCCCGCAACGGTGCCTTCCTGTGCGCGCACCACCGTGAGCGTGTCGCCCGATCGGGCGGTCACCTTCACAATCTCCATCAGATCGACGTTGTTCTCAGCGACGATGGTGCCCCAGAAGTAGTCGCCTGCTCCCAGCGTTGGGAAGCGGCTTCCGGTGCCCGTCGTGAGCGTGATCGAGGTGGCCGATGTGCTTAGCCCCGCAGCGAGTTCGGAGTAAGCGTTGTTGGTGATCTTGATGCCCATTTAAGCAGCCTCTGCGGTGACATTCGACGCGGTAACGGCGGCGTAAATGCCCCCGCTTTGCGCCGTGTAAATCTCTTCGGGTATAGCGGTGGCTTCCGCGTAGATCAATTCAGCGCGCACCGTGGCGCGCAGCGTGCGCGGCGTGGCGGCGAGTGCGAAGCCGTAACTTGTGTAGATGATCCGCCGGATGCGTGCGGAGCTGATGGCGGTGACGGTGGCCGAAGCGCTGAGCGGAATGGCATGGCCCAGCGCCGCCGTGATGGCGGGAGCCTGCGCCTGCGCGCTGCCTGCAAGGCGTACGGCCAGCGAGAGCGTGCCGGTCGAGGCGGGCGCTGCTGCAGCAATGGCCGCGAGCGGTGCGGCGCGGGCAATGGCCCCTGTGGTGGACGACCGGCTCGCAGCCAGCCCGGCCAGCGGCGTGGCTTCGTTGCCCAGCGCGGCGGCGGCTACGCCAGTGGCGTAGATCGAGGCGGCAAGGGGTACGGTAACGCCAAGCGCGGCATCAGAGCCCGTATTGGCGGCGCACGAGCCCGCCATGGGCACGGCAAGGCCCAGCGTGGCGGTGGCCGCCTGTGCCGCGAGCGCTGCCCCGGCGAGGGGTTTGGCGCTTTCGATGGCTGCGGAGGCGCTGCTACTGGCGGAAACCACCCCGGCAAGGTTCGGCTGCCGATCGAGTGCGGCGCTGGCGAGCCCGGAGGCGGCCGCAGAGGCGGCGAGCGGCGTGGCGTGGGTGGTAAGGCCCAGCCCCGTGGCCACGGCCTGCGCAGCCCCAGCAAGCGGCTTCTGAGCGATCGCATCGGCGGTGGCACTGGCCACGCAAGCGGCCACCACACCGGCCACCGGCTTGAGCAGATCAGCGGAGGCGGAGGCAGCGCTTGTGGCGGCTGCAGATCCGGCGGCGGTGTAGGCCACGAGCACTGCGCCCGTGGCGGAGGCGGAGGCGGAGCCTGCACCTGCCATGCGACGGTCGGCCACGGCCAAGGCGGAAGCGCTGGAGGCGGCGGAGATCGCCCCGGCCAGCGGGCGGGTGGTGTCCAGTGCGCCTGCCGCAGTCGAGCGAGCAGCAGCAGCCCCGGCAGAGTGCACCACCACCGTGAGCCCAAGTGCGGCAGCGGCGTTCGAGACTGCAGCCACGCCCGCGACGGAAACGATCTTCTGCAGCCCGGCCGAAGCTGAGGCGGAGCTGATCGCCTGCGCAAGCCCGTCGAACGTGGCGTTGATGAGCAGCAGCCCGGAGGCGGTGCTACGGGTCGCGGCATTGCCCGCTAGCGGCGCGCTAGCAGTAGGCGCGGCGGAGGCAGAAGCCCGTGCGGCGGCGCTGCCTGCTACGATGATGCCAAGGTGCACCCCAGCCGTGGCGGCCGCTGAGGCGCTGCCAGAGGCGACCACGTTGTAGATCGAGCGTGGGTCGGCCGAAGCGCTGCTGGCTGCCGATGCGGCCCCAGCGAGGTTGCGCGAGAGGTCGAGCAATGCAGTTGCATTGCCCTGCCCGGCGGCGGTCGCGGCGATCGGCGCGGCGCGGGTGAGTGCGGCGGTAACGGTGCTGCGCGCAGTGATGGCGGCGGAGCACGAGAGCTCGCCCACGGCGGTTGCGGTAGCGCTGGCCCGCCCTGCGGCGCTGGCCCGGAACTCGTAGGCCACCACCGGAGCTCCGGAGGCAGTGACGATCGCCTGCGCTGCGCCGGTAACGGGGAATATGCACGTGGCGTATCCGGAGCCCGTGGCGTTGGCAGAGGCGATGGCCCCCAGCGGCGCGTACTTATCGACGGCCCCCGTGGTGGCGCTGCGTGCGGCCACGGAGGCGTCGAGCGGCGCGTACTTGTCGAGTAGCGCGGTGGTGGTGCTTGCCGCCGTAGCGGTAACGCCAAGGGGCGCGTGCTTGTCGAGCCCAGCGGAGGCGCTGCAGAGCGCGGAGGCATTGGCCCCCAGCGGTGCGTATTTGTCAGCCGCTACAGAGGCGGCGCTTGTGGCGATGGCCGCGCCAGCAAGCGGCACCTGCTGAGCGAGCGCGCCTGTCGCGGTGGAGACTGCTGCGGGGGAAGCGGCAAGGCGAGCCACCTCGCCGCCGGTGCCGTTGAATACGGTGCGGTTAAATACGAACCGGCCAAAAACGGCGTTCGACATTGCTCGTTACCTCACGCCGCAGCAAAACAGCACGAGCGCGCCCGGATTGAGCGCGCCCGTGCTCAATGGGTGGACTGCACCCGATTAATCGTCAATCTGCACCGTGAGCGAGGCGGCCGGGAACGTAACGGTGTCGCCTTGGTTGATCGTTTTCGCAATCTGCAGCGCCCCGTACCAGAGCAGGTTGCCGCCGGTCGAGGCGTCGTAGATGGCGAAGTGCGTCACCGTGCCCCACGAGGCTGTCGGCGTCGGGAAAGTGATGATGCCGTTGTTGCTTGTGGTGCCGTTGGTGCCCGACGATGTGGAGGTCGAGCCTGCGCCCTGCGTTCCCGCCCAGTTCGTGAGCGACGGGGCAAGGTTCTGGCGTGCGTAAGCGTTGCCAGAAACCTCAGTGCCACCGCCGGTATCGGACGGAGCAGAGGTAAGCAGGCCCACGTGCAGGCCAGCCGGGGGAGTGAACGTTTGGGCTCGAAAGAACCAATCGATCACTTTGTTCTCAAGATAGTTCGACATTGCGGCCATGAAAATCTCCTACTGGAACCGTTCTCGTACAAAAAACCTCAGCGGATCGAATGCCGTCTGCGGCTCTCCCGCGATGCGCAGCTCGATCTCGGCGTGGTAGAACCCGGCGGGCACATCCAGTGCGCCGGGCGGGAACGTGGCCACGCATTCGCCGTTCTGCCCGCCGTTCACCTTGGTGACGGTCAGCAGAGCCAACGTGCTTTCTGAGTGAGCGGGAGCAAAGCGCACCACTACTTCCGTGGTTGGGCTACTCAAGTTGAGCCCTGCGCCGTTTGCTCTCGTGAAGTGCAGATCTACGGCGATGCCTTCATCACCGCGCACTACTCGAATTATTTCGAACGGTGCCACGAGTTTGCTCAATCATCAATCGTCGCAATATCGAAAAACACGCTGGCGGAGGCGAAGGTGTCGTTCACCGTTGTCACCGCGCTGATACTTTGGGCTTCGATGCTTGCGAGCGCGTCGAGCGCTTCCATGCTGGCAAGCAGCTCTTCCACAGAAGTGGCGGCCAAGGCGGCCCCGCGTGCGCGTGCGTAAGCCTCCTGCAGCACCTGCGCGTTGGCGAACAGCGGCCCTGTTGGGGCGGGCTGATCGAGCAGGAAGCCAAGGCTGGCGACGGCGAGCGCGCCAAAGCCCACGCCCTGCAGCGCTACGGCACGCGGGTTTACGCTCACTGCAGGCGCTCCACGGTGGTGGTGGTGCCGGCGGTGGTGATGCTCTGGATGATGCTGCCTGCGGTGCGCTGCGTGGGAGATACGGCGAGCGGCGCGCCCGGCTCAAGGCCGTGGATGCGGTGCAGGTTGCTCAGCATCGTGTGGATCTGCACCACCGTGGCGGCCGCGCTCAGGCCGTTCGGCAGCACATAAGCCCAGATGGCCGCTGCCGAGTTGGCCGCGTACAGGTTGCCTTCTGCCGAGAATCCATCCTGCGCTTCAAGCGCCGCGAGCACGCCACGGATGTGCAGAAGCCCTGCTGCCTGCAGCCCGTCGAGCCCAGTTTCCGTCCCCGCGAAGTTGCCCGAGATCTTGAGCTGGCCGGTGGCCGAGGTGGCAACCAGATCTCCGAGCGTGGCGGAGAAGGTGCCGACGATGGGCAGCTTGGCGGTGCTCGTGACGGCAAGCGTGCCGAGCGTTGCGCTTACGGTGCCTGCGACCTGCAACTGCGCCGAGGCGGAGCCCGTGAGAGCGCCAAGCACAGAGAACGTGTTTCCGCTGATCCGCAGTTGGCCCGTGGCGGCGGAGGAGAGCGCGCCGAGTTGGCTGGAGAGCGTACCGACAACGGGCAGCCCTGCGGCAAAGGTGGCGGTGAGCGTGCCGAGCGTGGCGCTGAGCTGCGCCTGCAGTAGCAGACGGCCAGTGGCGGCCGCCGTGAGATCCGATAGCGCGCCACCCGAGGCCGCGTTGATCTGCAGCGCGCCGGCCGCTGCGAGCGAGAGGCTGCCAAGTGTTACGTTGAGCTGGCCAGAGTTGGAGGCTTGGATCGCGCCAGCGGCGTTGAGCGTAAGCGCACCGAGCGTGGGGCTTGCCGTGGCCCGCAGCTCAAGCCTGCCCGCCGCCGATACCGTGAGCGCATCGAGCGTGTAAGCGCTCGCGCCACGGATTTCGAGTTGCGAAGAGGAGGAAAGAGAAAGATCGCCAAGCGTAGCGCTCAGCGATCCATTCACGCCGGTTGTAGTTAGCTCTCCGGTAGCGGAGAGTTCCAGCGTGCCTAGTGTCGCATTGACGACCCCGATGCCGCCGCTAACTCCCGACGGGGAGAGTAGCGTAAGGAGCATCGGCTGTTACCCAAGAGTCAGAAGTTTGTTGAGCGTTGTCTGCGTTTCATCGATCAGCGCATCAATGCGTGCGACCTGATCCGCGTCCCCCAGCTTTACGGCAGAGGAACGCAACTGCGAGAGATTCGCGAGGCGAGCCCGGCACATCCCAACCAGTTCATCAATGGTCATGTCACACCACCTGTTGCCGCAGCAATACGGCCGAGGTGTTGAGCAGCATATAAACGTAATCGATCTCGGTGGCGCCGTCTTTGTAGGTGACATCGAAACAAGTGTCGCCGAGCACCGCCGCGCCTTGGGTGTATGTCATGGTGCTCCAAGGCTGCATCGCGTTTTCGGCGAAGTCATACGCGAACCAACGGCCCGTCGCCTCCTTTGAGATGTACAGCCGGTCTTTGCAGTAGCTGTATTTCGAGCCGGTGGTAAAAGTTTCCGCTGCCGGCGCGTAAGTGATTGCGGCCCACGAGTTCGCGGCGATGTCGTAGCGGTCGAGCAGAGCGCCTGCGCCGCCACGGAAGCTGTAGATGTAACGGCCGTTGAGGATTGCGTTTTCGTTCGTCCAGTCAGCCGCACTTACGCTGTGAATCCAGTGGCCGCTCGCGCCCAAGCCCGGAGCCGCAGCACGCGCCACAGCCGGGCTGAGGGTTGTCCACGTGTTGCCGCTCACGCTGTAGCGGTAGAGCGTTACTGCGTTGTTGCCCATGAAGTAGATGAAGTCATCATTTCCTTCAAGGCTGTACTGGCTCGTGGCATCGGGCTGCGTTGTCCAGTTTGCAGAAACGGTGAGCACCGTGCTGGTGTTCGACGCCACCGTGCGGATCTGGCCAGCACCCGTGCCAGCACTGATGCGCACCTGCGAGTTCGCCCACTGGTTCGTGGCCCAGTTCTTCGCCGAGTTCGTGAGCGTGTTCGCGCCGCCAGCCGTAGCCGTGCCGGTGGCAAATGATTTGAACCCGCTATCGATCCATGCCGGCGTCGATATGAGCCGGCCGTCAGTGGCAACCGTTGCCGGGAGGCCGGTGTTCGCAAGCGTTACCCACGTGTTCGTTGCGAAGTCATACTTTTTGAACGAACCCGCCGCGAGCGTACCGGCGCCGAGCACGAAGAAAACGGGCGCTTTGATGCGGTACTGGCTCGTGGCGTCGAAGGCCACCGCCTCTGCATCTGTGAACGTGATGACGGCGTTTGCGCCGATGGTGTTCGACGCAATCGTTTTTAGCTTGCCAGAGTTGGTGCCGCCAACGAAGAAAACCGAGTACCCGCGAAGGTCGCGAGCAAGCGTTTGGTTGGTCGTGATCGAGGTGGTCGATCCGGCCGTGGCCGTGAGTGAGGACACCGCAGCGGTGGCGCCCGTCGAGAACGAGCCTGCCACGCCGCACGCTCCAGCGCCGAAAGTACCGGCAAGCGCGGGCGAGGGCAAAAGAATCCAGCCGTCTTCTTGCGGGTTGTAGAGTTGCGCGCCAGTGTTGCTGGATATTAGTAGCTGCTGCTGGCGGTAGTGGCGGCTCGAAACGATGAAATGAGCCGCCGCCGTCGCCTGCGGTGCGGGGGTGCAAAATTCCCAGCGCTTGAGATCGAGGATTTTGCGATTGCCGTTGGTCGTTGCCATTTAGGTCACCGAGATGTTACGTCGCAAGGAATCTGCGCCGAGTCGCATGAGCGACGGGATTTGTTCGGTGGCTGCAAAGCCGCCGATCTGCGTTTGGTTCGTGAGCGTTGAAACCGTCGTAACCGTGCCCACCGTGGTGATGGTGGCGAGAGTAAGGCTGGCCGAGATGGCGTCGATGGCCACGCGCATACGCGATGCGGTATCGGGCTGCATTTGCCCCACCGTGCGGGTGAGTGCCTGCAGCGCGTAGCGCATTGCCTCAATGGCTTCGATGGCTTCCCCAAGCACCTGCACGGGCATGGGGTTTGCGCTTGAAACATCGCCATCGGAGACGCCATCGCTGCCAAGCACCACCTTGACGCGTTGGTGATGCTTGCCATCGATCTCGTCTGTCGCTACCTCAGCGCCAGCTCCGGGGGTATAGCCAAGGTTGTCGGCCATCGTTAGGCGTTCGCATCAGTGAGCGTGAAGCCGGTAACGGTGAACTGCTGGCCGGCCGTGAAGCTCGTGCTATCCACCGTCATATCGCCACCGCCAGCGGTGAGCGTAACCGTGCCCTGCAAGTGGCAGATGGTGCCCGCGCTGTCGTACAGGCGGAAGTGAGCGGCGGTGCCGGTGTTGTCGGCCGATGAATCCACCCACGAGCCAGAGAGCGCCTTTGAGCCGTTCGAAGCGGCGGCCATCCAGTCTGAGGGAAGCGTGATCGCGGCAAGCACGGTGCCCGTGTCAGCGGCCGCGCAGTTTGCCGGAGCGGCGCCAGAGCGAATGCGAAGAATCGCGCTCGTGCCTACCGTTGATTCGATTACGTCAAGTCGAGCATTGCGAACCGCAGTCGAAAGCTGAATAGCCATTGTTTGATCCTATGGTTAGAGCACAGCGTGGCCCTGACGAAATAGCGGCGTGCTAGTGCGCGCCACACAATCATCTCCGCCGATTGCTTGTTGTCAACGGCAGAAAACTGACGGGTTAAGCGTGCGAAATTGTCGCAGTGTTGATCATCAGAAGCTGTCCTTCGGAAAAGGTCACCGAGTCGAGCACGATGTCCGTTCCAGTGAGCCCCACTGTCAAGCCTGTGATTACGTCATTGCCTGCCGAGTCCCGAATGCGGGCGGCAGCGGCGGTGCCGGCGGCGTTGGCAGAGGTATCGCTGCGTGGGAATCCGGAGAACGTGAGCACGCCAGCGGCCACGGTTCCGCATGGATCGCCCAAGGTGATCTCAGCGAGCACGGTGGCCATGCCTGCGGTGCCAACCTGCAGCACGCCGGGGCCAGCCCCTGCATCGATCTGATCGCGAACCGCCGTCAATCGGGCATTCTTCGCGGCTGTGCTGTAAACGATAGCCATGTTTCGCTCCTGTGGTTAGGTCGTGGCGAACTTTTCGCGAACGATGCACTTCACCGTTTGGTAAACGGTCTGCTTCTCGCCGTTAAAGTCCACTTCGATTTCGAACTCGTAGTTCCCAGCCGGCACATCCAGCGTGGAGCCGGGGAAGTTGAACTGCACTTCGCCCGTGGTGCCGTTGCCAATCTTCGTGGTTGAGAGCGTTGCCAGCGTTGTTTCGCTCGTGACGGAGCGGAACCGCACCGATACGGTGGTGGTAACTGCACTCAGATCGATGGCTACGTTATCCGCATCGGTGAGCGTGATCTTGATGTACGGGCGGTTGTTGCCGCGTACGAGTTTGATTTCGTCGGCCATCGATTATTCCTCTTGATCCGCTTCGCCTTCGGCCTGCGCGGTCGCTGATGCGATGCGCCCCTGCATTTCGGCCATGTCTGTCTGATCGCTCATCGAGCGCAGCTCTGAATCCACGCCTTCCTCCGGCGCGAGCGGCAGGCCCGCTGCGTTGCGCAGGTGGTTCTCCAGCTCTCGATCCGGGAACAACGGGGCGCCGGCCGTCGTGAGCTTGGTGATGAACTCGCCCAGCGCGGTCAGATCCGGCTTTTCCAGATCGCCTGCCACGAGGGTGGGCATATATTCCACATCCATGCCGTTGAGCTTCCAAAGCCGCGGCATGAGGTGGCGGTTGAACGTGTCGCAGATCGAAGTGGTGAACGCCCCCACTGCGGTGGCGAAAAGCTGCGTCTTGTCGCTGGAAAGCGCGAACGAGCCCGTGGCCCCTTGGCCAAGGAAGATGAAATCCGCGAGTACGGAACCGGCGATGCGCTTGTCGTAGCGGTCGATGATCTCCGTCGTGTTGAACGTGCGCGAGCCGCCTGCGTTGAGCAACTTCACATCGAACATGAGGTTGCCCGACGAATCGCGGGCGCTGGGCAGCACGAGCCCTTCCTGTTGGTCGCGGCGGATGCTGCGGATGAGGCGCTTGTACTCGTTGGCAACGGCCTTATCCATCGGGTCAGCGTCTGAACTGAGGTACTGCGCGGGGATGTAAGCGATAGGCAACCCGGCCAGATCGCGCTCGATGCCCACGGCCTCAATCTCTTCGATGCGCTTCTTGAAGTACCACGGCCTATAGGCGTTGCGCAGGACGCTGCGGCCTTCCGGGTTGTTTTTCTCTTCGGTGGTGCGAAAGAGCACGATCTTTTCAATCGGGATGAACACCTGCGGGCCTTGCCACGGTTGCTGATACAGCCCGTCGATAGATCCATCCTCCGGATCGATCTCCCAGCGGTTGACCGTGTTTTGGGCGCGCAGCGAGAGTGCGCGCAGCCCGATGCGGCCGTCCGTGTAGGCAGATCGGCGGCTGCCATCACGGGCATCTGTGCCGTCGCGCTTCTTCCAGATGATTTCCATGGGCGCGAAGCCGTAGGTGAACATGGAACAGATCTCTGCCACCACGCTCGACCACGAGACGCTCATATCGTTGAGCACCTCTTCCGCGAACTGCTTGGCGGCCTCTGATTCTGGGGAGTCGTCGGCGCTTTGGAAGCTCCACTGCACCTGCCGGATCAGCGTGGTGATGGCAAACAACATGGCCCCGATGGTGGGATCGTTGTCGGCCATTTCGCGATAAACGCGGGCGGCGTTGTTGCCGCGCAGCTCTTTCACGAACTCTTCGTTGACGTATCCGCCGTACTGCTGCAGGCCAGATGTGCCAACGGTGCTGGCGTCGTACTTGACGGCCTTGCGCTCTGCCATGGTTACTCTCCAGATCGATCGCCCGAAATCCACGGGCTAATCCGTGGCAGTGAGTCGGGTCGGGAATTGAGGGTTTCGGGGAAGCTCTGGCGGCGCTGCTCTTCTGCAAGTGCCAGTGCCATCACACAGTCATCGTGAACGCCTTCCGGCGCGCAATATCGGACGCCCGTGCGCGTGTACTCGTACTCGAAGTTTTCCAGCTCTTTGCGAATGTGACCGTCTGGAAATCGGATGCGGCGCTGCTGGATGGCCATGACGAGCCCTTCCATGAGGCGCTGTTTGGATTCGGAGGTGAACTTGAAGCCGGTGAAGTTGCCGCGCTTGCGCTGCAGGCGCTCCACGATCGGGTCGCCAACGCCCGTCGAGTCCACAAGGGTGGGAGTGTTGCCAGTGAGCTGCAAAATGCGCCGCTCCGTTTCTTCCCACGGCCCCTGCCAGCGCTCGAATCCGCACACGTTGCCCATGCGATCGAGCCCGATCACCACCGTCCAGTCGAACGATTTCGCGAGGTCGATGCCGATGGCGGCGGGGCGGGATTCGGATAGCGGTGCGACACAAGCGGCGATGTGCTGGATGCCAAACGGGTTGCCTTGGTCGTCGGAGGGTTCGGCAAGGTAGAGCTCGCGGAACACCTGTTCGGGCAGCGCTCGCTTGGCATCCTCGATCTCAGCCGCATCGAGCACGCCACCGGCCACCGCGTCGTAGGCAGTGAGCTTGGCGTAGCTGTAGCCGGGTTCGCCGGATTCGGCGCGTCGGGCAATACGGTAGTGCCAGTTGGCCCGTCCCTTCACGTTACCGATGATCCGCACCGGGCCTCTGGTAGCGGTGAGGGTGGAGCGCAGAGCAATCCACGAATCCTCGCGGCAGCGGCTGGCCTCGTCCACCACGGCGGCGTACACATCCTCACCGTACAGGTTGTCGGGCTTTTCGCCCGTCTTGAACCAGATCGTTGAGCCCACGCCCAGCAGCGTGATCTTCAGATCGGCCTCGTTTGCCGCGAACGATCCTGTAGGTAGCCCGGCCTTGATGCGACGGAACGCGATCTTGGCCTGCGGGTAGACCGGGGCTACCCACCAGAAGTTGCGGTTGATGCCCGCTCTCATGTACGCCTGTTCGACAATCCACGCCATGCAGCCAACCGTTTTCCCGGCCTTGGTGCTGGCCTCGACCACGCCGTAGCGGGCTGGCTCGCCGTTCAGATCCACGCAATCGAAAATTGCCCGCTGCTGAGCGGGGTACAGCCATGGGCGCTCGTACTCGATCTCAAGCAGTTTGCGGGCGGCACCCATTAGGCGCTCTCCGCCTTGTCACCCAGCCGCAGGCGCACCTTCACCGGCCCCGGCGTTTCCACCTCTACGTCGGCCTGCGCGGCGCGATCGTTCCAGCCGCCCTTGCTCTTGAGCACAAAGATGCTGGCGGTGAGCGCGGCCTTCAGATCGGCCGTCTGCTGCGCGATGCGGTACAGGTTCGCGGCCACCATGGAAATCATCCGGGCCTTGCCGTGCGCCAGCTCATCCGCGTAGTGCTTGCGCAGTGTCACCTCGTCGATCTCCACAAGCCTTGCGGCCTGCGCGTGCGTCATGTCGTTGAGCATGGCGAGCGATACAAGGTTGCGGGTTTGGGCGGTCGGCACGTGGCCAACTGGCCCCGGCTTTTTTCTAGGGGGAGCGGTTGGAGGCTGTGCGGCCTGCTGGGCTTTCTTCATTGGGTATCACCGGAATGATATTTCTGCTTGCAAACCGCCCCTGCGGCTGGCATATTGTCACCGTACTGATACCGGGAAGCGGTTTTTGGGGGCGCAACCATCGGAATCTCACGAAACACACAGTGGGGCGGTTGATGTGAAGCGTTACCCGAAACGCAGCGTTAGTTCAAATGCAGGAGGAAGTTCGATGTTTGAGAATTCAGTGATTCCATTGGGGCTTGAGAAGTTGTTGGCTGGCATTGCGGCGAAGCAGGTGGCGCTGCGGCCGCCCAAGGCTGTGCGTGTCACGCTGTTGAGTGCGGCGAAGGCTGCGGTTGCTCGTGGCGAGTTGCCGGGGCTCTTGGAGTTCACGAGCGAGACCAACTACAGTTACAACGCACACGCCAAGACGCTGCGGGATTTTGCGGCCACCTCTGACATTGAGCTGCTGGAGGAATACGAGATCCGTGGGTCGAACACGTATGCTCGTGCCCTGCGCGGCTATCGCGATCTACTGGTTGAGTTCGTGAAGAAGCGGGAGCAGGCTCAATCCACGATGAAGAAGGCAGGGTAACGTATGGCGAGCGTATGGGCGCAGGAGAAGGGCGAGAAGGTGCCACGCAAGGTGGCGGGGAACCTCACCCCGGAGGCGGCGCGGCGTGCCATCCGGGTGATGGTGCAGTCGTGGAAGCAGCACCGTGGCCCGGTGGTGCAGGTGTGGGATTCAGAGTACCTCGTGTACGAGGGTGAGAAGGCGTTGGCGGCGGGCAAGCCTACGGGCTCGCTGTTCGTGGAATTTTTCTCTCCGCCTTCGCGCCCGGAGCCCGGCCAGCCTCACGCTAAAGTTAAGCCAGCCCCGGACGTTTCCCGCTCTGCAGGTCGGCAAGGGTAAGCCCGCCTGTCCATTGGAAGTGGGGGAATTCGCGAAAGCGCTGCCAGCGCCCGGCCCATTCTAGGCCCACGGATTCACCTATCTGCCCAATCCGGTTCCACAGTTCGCCATCTGCGCCGGTAGTGCCCCACACGGGCTTACCGTAGCGCAGGGGCACCACATCGAACGCCAGCCCGTAGTTGTGCATGGACTGCCCCGGCTTGGCCTTGGTGACAATCTTTCCGGGCGCGGTGCGCCCTTGGGCGTAGAGGCGTTCCTGCTCAGCCATGGAGCGCATGGTAGAGGTGATGATCACATCCACCTCGTTGCCCGGCCATTGCTGCTCGCAGAGGCGGAGAAATTCGCGGGCTTTGGCGGCGACGGCCGGGTGTAGATCTTCGATTCTGCGGCTGTTCACAACGAGCCTCCCTGCAGGGCAAGTTCTGGGTATGAGTGATTGATTCGGCGGCGGGCGATCGCGACGTAATCGGCCTCACGTTCGATGCCGATAAATTCAAACCCTTCCAAAGCCGCTGCTTTGCCTGTGCTGCCGCTGCCCATGAATGGGTCAAGCACGACGCCGCCCGGCGGCGTAACAAGGCGGCATAGGTAGCGCATCAAGTCAGTAGGCTTGACGGTTGGATGGTGGTTTTTGCGCTTTGGGTTTTCGAATGTGCGATCTTGGCAATTGCACCCATCAAGTACAGACGCCCCACAAGTCGCGCATTTTCGAGCTAGCCCGTTCCCTTTAGCCCCTACGATCTTGCCGTCAATGTCGTCTAGCCCTTCATCTCGATCCGCTTTACTTGCTTTCGCGCAGTAAAAGAATCTAGCGGCAGAGCCTGCCAGTCGCGTTACCTCATCGCTCCCGTCGTGGATTAGGTTGGCGGGCCAGCGGCCTTGTGGTTTGTAAGTAGCAGTGCTAAAGCCGGGATTGTTTAGCGTGACAGTGTGACCGCCTTGATGCGTTTGACAATGCTGCACTGCGCCAAGATCAACATCAGCGCCATGCGGAACTCTACACCCATCAATGTTCAGCGCACCCGCGCCGTGCGCCAACACATTCTCTGCCACCGTCCCTGCCAACGGCTTTCGGGCCACGGTGATCGGCTCTAGCGCGGGCTTGAGTGCGGTGCCCCAACCTTGCCAATCGTCCTTTAGGTTGTGCGACTTCGGGAACCCGCTGCCGTAAACCCACGCAATCATGTCGCGTATCTCAAACCCCGCATCCTCGATGCGAACGGCCATGCGGTGCTGGGTGCGAGTCCCAGCAAAAGCCAGCAGATGCCCGCCGGGCTTCAACACCCGCAAGCACTCACCCCATACTTCGACGCTTGGTACGTCGTAGTCCCATTTTTTGCCCATGAAGGACAGTCCATACGGTGGGTCGGTCACGACCGCATCGACGCTGCAATCGGGCAGCGTGCGCATCACCTCAAGGCAATCGCCGTGATGAATCACGCTTTTTTATTCCGGGCGTCGGCCGGGTGCAGATCTTCAATTCGACGACTGTTCATGGCTTGGCGCTCGCAAGTTTGGGTCGATCAAGAGATGGCTCCCACGTGGCGAGGCTTTCGTCCTGCGGGATGCGCACAATGTTTCCGCTGGAAATGTCGGTGAGAGCGCGCCGAAAGAGGCGCAGCCCCATCGGGGCAAGCTCTCGCTGCCAAAGCGCCATCGCGTCGTCGCCGGGGCGCACAAAGCACCAGTCTTGAGCGGCGATCGGCCCGCCATCCACGTGGTCGCTGAGCCAATACACGGTGCCGCCGGTCACCTTGTCGCCCATCCGGATGGCCCAGCGGATCGCATCTTTGCCCCGGTGCAGGGGCAGCAGTGACGGGTGATACCCAATGCCACCGTACGTGGTTCGCTGCAGCGCTTCGCTGGTGATGTAGTCGTGGCTGTGAGCCGTGACGATCAGATCCGTGCCGGGCGGCACCTTGTCTGCGGTGAGCCCGCTTTGAGGCTGGATGCCGAAAGCCAGCGCTTGGCTCGCCAATCGGTCAACCTTGTCGCCTTTGGGCGGCGGCGCAAACACGGCGACCACCTCGTGGCCAAGATGAAGCAGCAGCTCCAAAGCCGCAGCGCCGAAAACCTTTTGCCCAGCAAGAAGCACCTTCATGCGGCAGCTCCAATGTATTTGAAGCCTTGCACCGCCCGCCAGTGCCCGCCGTAGCCCGTCGCCATGCCGCGCTTGCGTGCGCCTTTCTTCGACTCGCCATGCAGCTTGGCGCTCGTCTGCCGCCAGCGTTTGTCGCGGCGCAGGCCAGCGCACAGGCCGGGATGCGAGGTGTGGAAGTACACGGCCTTTACCCGGTCGCCGTACTTGCCCTGCCCAGACGTTTGGTGCTCGCAGATTGCGTTGAGGAAGCGCAGGCCAATGCCAGCGCCTTGCCACTCCGGCATCACGACCATGCGAGAGGCGCGCATACCGCCCACTTCGAGGCGCGGGGAAACGGCCAAATGGCAGGCGGGCTCGCCTTCCACGGTGCCCACGTAATACGTTGCGGCGATCATGGGAGGCAGGCTCAGATAGTAATGCGGAGCAAAGAGCGGCCAGTAACTCCGGTCAACCTCCCAAACCTCAAGATCGAACCTTGGCCGTCGCCAAAGAGACCTCCCGGCTTGCCCGCGTTGGAAGGTAGCCGTCTGTGTGTCGTACACCCAATCGGGTTCAACCCATTCGATAATGTCGTAGTGGCAGCTCAGCAAAACGCATCGCTTGCCCTTCGTGCGCTTCCACGCCTTCGAAAACGCCATGGCCCCGAATTTCGCAATCTGGCGATCCACCACGGAGGTGAACTCATCCACCACGATTTCGTCGGGCTCTTCGCAAACAATGCGGGCTAGGTCGGCTCTGAATTTTTCGCCGTTAGAGAGCACCGGATACGGCCGCAGCCACGAGGGGACGCTGCCCAAGCCCACTGCAGCAAGCGCGCCGGTTACGGCATCGAAATCACCGCCCGGCAGAATGCAATCCACTATGGGCTTGTCGTGAGCCCAACCATTTGGCGAGTAGATGGCATCGTCACGCCCAAAGATCCGCTTACCTAATGAGGTTTTGCCGGAGCCGGACGGCCCTACGATCAGCCCAATCTGCCAACTGCCGTCGTCGATCTCCAGATTGGCTTCGTGTTCGAAGTTTGCGCCGCTTTCGACGTTGAACAGGCTCTTGACGCGGGCGGCCCGGTAGCTCTTGAAGTCGTCGCACGAGTTGCGAACGGCAATCTTCACGTGCTGACCACCTTTACTTCGTAGCCTTTCTCCAGCAGCTCCGTATAGACGCGCTCTTGGTGCGCGGCGTTGTTGCACACCACGATCACGCCGTACTGCTCTACGTAGGCATCGCCACCTTCGTCGGGGCTGGCGGCTGGCTTTACTCCGTCCAGCTCAAGAATGTTGTTGAGCTCGTCCACCCCAAACCCAAGAACTTCGAGGTTGAATCCGTCTGTATCCAGCTCGCCAATTTCGACCTTGAGCAGCTCGAAATCCCACCCTGCATTGAGCGCCAGCTTGTTGTCGGCCAGAACGAGCGCCTTGCGCTGCGTCTTTGTGAGGTGGCTAAGCTCAACCACCGGCACTTCCTTCATGTTCAGCCGCTGCGCCGCAAGCAGGCGTCCGTGCCCGGCTACAACCACGCCTTCGCCGTCGATCAAAATTGGGTTTGCCCAGCCGAATTCCTTGATGGAGGCGGCAATTTGCTCAACCTGCACATCACTGTGGGTGCGAGCGTTGCGCTTGTATGGCTTGAGCGAATCGATTGCCCGATACGCGATATTTAGCTTGCTTGCCATGGTTCTCCCGCTGAAAGCGCACCCGGCGGGTGGAAGGGGGAAACCACCCGCCGGGTACTATGGCCGATGGGCGGGCGAGTGGGAGGAAATCACTCGCCGGGCGGTGCCCCGGCCCAACTGGTATAGCATTGGGATGACAGGCGCACAACGTCAAATCGCACGTACGTGATAATTTTTTCGCTTCACCCCTTGCGGAGTATCACGGAGATGATATTATTCTCCCAAGCCCGGACGGTTCCGGGTAGGAGGAAACGAGATGAGCTACGCGATTGATGTTTCGAAGGGGAAGGTGGTCGGCGCGGTGAGCGCCCAGTGGGCAAACCGCAGTGATGATCAGCGGTTCACGAGCCTGTCAGCGCTGCGCACGCAGGTGGCGAAGTGGAAGGCGGAGAGCAGCATGGTGCTGGCCGCCCCCAGTGCGCTGAAGGCGGTATACGACCCTGCAAACCCCAACTACCTTGGGATCGAGGCGGATGGCATTGGCCGCTTCGAGCCCAGCAACTGGGGCTTTGAGCAGGTGGCCCGCGTGGCGGGTGCCCCGGCCAACTACCTGCGCGGCCTGCCGGGCCCGCTGGCGGCCGTAAACCTCAACTACGGCCTGCAGACCGCTGAGCCAAAGGATGTGGGCCTGTACGTTCGCCAGAACGGCGGCACGTACCTGCGCGGCGTTACGAGCCCGCGTTACGGCCGAATCTACGATGTGGATGTGGTCGATGCGGTGATGAAGGTGGCGGGCAACGGCACGGGCGACACGCGCTGGAAGGTGCCGGGCTGCATCGATTGGTCTAGCGAGTTCGGCGTGGCGTACAACCCCAACGTCGATATCACCAAGCAGAACACCACGCTGTACGCCAGCGACCGCGATGTGTTCCTGTTCCTCGTGGACGACCTCAACCCAATCGAGGTGGGCAAACTCGCGAACGGCGACCCGGATCTCATGTTCCGCGGCTTCTACGTGTGGAACAGCGAGGTGGGTGCCCGCACGTTCGGCATCGCCACCATGTACCTGCGCGGCGTGTGCCAGAACCGCAACCTGTGGGGCGTTGAGGATTTCAACCAGATCACCTTCAAGCACACGGCCAGCGCCCCGGAGCGCTTCATCGAGCAGGCGGCCCCGGCGCTGCTGGAGTTCGCCAACGCCAGCGAGTCGCGGTTGATCAGCGGCGTGAAGGCGGCCAAGGCGGCCGTGGTGGCCAGCACCGAAGAGGATCGCTTGGAGTTCCTCGCCCGCTACAACTTCAGCAACCGCCGTGCGCAGGAGGTCATCGATACCTGCCTCGTGGAAGAGCAGAAGTTGCCGGAATCGGTGTGGGATTTCGCGCAGGCTGTGAGCGCGCTCGCTCGCTTCGAGCCGCTGCAGGAGGATCGGCTTGCCATGGAGCAGGTGGCCGGGCAGATGCTGAACCGGGTAAAGGTGGCCGCGTGAGCGCCCACTACCCGGAGCCGGTATTCGATGACGCGGTAGATGCCGCAGCAGCGAAAGCCAAGGCGGAGGCGGAGCGGCGAGAAGCCGCCCGCCTTCGCTTCCGGGCGGAGTTCCCGGAGGTGACGGCCTTTGCTGATATGTTTCGCGCCAAGTTCGGGGAACAGGTGCGTGTTGTTTGGGCAATTGAAAACGGAGGATATGTGGGGAAACCACCGCAGAAGGAGCTTCAACGCTATGAGACGGACGGAATTAAGCTGCGCCCAGTGCGGCTCACCAACGAGGGTGATTCGAACTGAAACGGAGCATCACACCGGAATCGTAAAACGCCGCAGGGAATGCGTTGAATGCAGGCACCGAATCACAGTGGTGGCCAGCACACCGGAAGTTGAGCGCACGGGCGAGAAGCCCCCGCTCTCCGCGTGGAGCGCAAGCAAAGTGATTCGGCGTGCAGCCCGCGCCACGGCCGCAGCGGCAAAAGCCAACCATGGTTCAAGCGTAACGCTGAGAGACTACGCCCCGCGGGCGGAAGTTCCAGACCGTTACGCAGGAGGATTGAAAGCAGATGTGGATTTTTCTTAATGACTCGTTTTTGTCGATCGTGCAGCCAACCCGCGAAGATCTTCGCTCGTTCAACGTTCGCACGCCCGACGCGCTCGTAGTTCGGGCACGGCGGCGCGAGGATATCGAGCGCGTGTTCCCGAAAGCCAAGATTCACAAGCGGGCGCACCGCGACTACCAGTGGCGGGCTTTTGTCGCCCGCGACAAAGTAGCCGATATCATCCGCGAGGAAGTCGAGGGGATTGGGTATGACAACTTCAAAGGCTCCGTGCGCGAGAAGCACCGCGCCACCGTTTACTCCCGCGTGTGGGGCACCATGTCCGCGTTTGCGGTCGCGGAGCCAGCCTTCACGCGGTACAACGACGAGGAAGAAATCGACGACCTAGCGTAATCACGGGATCATTTCGAAACGGCGCTGCTCGAACTGGAACAGCGCCTTTTCGTCTCCCGGCACGCCAATCTCATCGTGGTAGCGGCTCTTGGCCACGCGGATCAGTGTGTGATCCGCATACCGATGCACCACGACGCCCAGATCGCATTTGTTGTACCAGTGCGCTGAGTCGGAAATATCGTAGAGCGTAGGCACGCGGTACTCGCCCTTGTCGTCCTTCTGCTGCTTCGACGGGTGCGCCACGATGATCACGTGCACCATCATCTTCTTCGCAAACCGACGCAGCGCCTTGATTGCGCGCCCCGTGTACTCAGTGAGAGTCTCCGCCCGGTCGCGTGCGTGATCCATTTCGTTCCACGGATCGATCACCACCACCTTGCAGCCGTGCTGCACGACCGCGGCCTCTGCCTTGTCGAGCATCCATTCAAGCGTCACCTCGTCATCCTCGCCGGGCACGAGGAACGAGAAGTGCCGGTCGATCCACTCATCGGCTTCGCGCAGCTCTTTCCCGTCGCAATACTGCACGGGCTTGCGTGCGTGCCACGTGCGCAGGTTGCGCCTGTGGTCGCGCTGCGGCATCTGCTCGAACGACGCAAACGCGATGTTCAGATCGTGGTACTGCACGAGGTGGCAGCAGATATCGTTGACCACCGATGATTTCCCGTGCGACGGAATTCCGGTGAACACGGCCAGATCGCCAAGGCGCACCTTGTAGCGCGTCGAGAGCTTCGGGATTCCGATTTCGTAGATCGGAGCCACGGGCACCGGCGGCAACTCGCTCATGCGGTAGACGCCATCGACTTTGAGCCACTGCGCACGCTCCAGCGTCATGCGCACGCCCTTCGGGCCATACGCCTGCAGCACCTCGTTCAGATCCTTCAAGCGCCGCTGGGGATCTTCCGGGTGCTTGGGGTAGGTCACGAACTTGCAGCGGAATCGCCCCAGACGGTGGGACAGATCGTGCAGTAGGTTCGCGCCGGGCCCATCACCATCGGCCGCGATGATCACCTCGCGCACGCGCTCAGCCGTAAGCAACGGCCGCGCATCCGCCACAAACTGGTACTTCGACGTATCCTCCGGCAGCGGCTCTTTCGGCGCACCGCCCGGCACGCTCACCGTGCGAGGGAACCCGGCCTGTATTGCTGACAGCGCATCGAGTTCGCCTTCGGTGATGACAAGCGGTTGCTCCAGCAACGTGTCATCGCGCAGGCAGTCCTCGTTCCATAGGCACTGCACACCGCCCGTTTCCTGCCAGAACTTCTTCTCGCCCCCAAGGGTGCGGAACTTGCGGTTGACGCGCTTGCCTTCCCGAATAAACGGGATTACGAGCGCCTCACCACCACCTTTGCCGACGAGGCTGTGCAGCCCGTACTTGACCGCCAGCTCCGTATCGATGTGACGCGCCGCCAACTGCTCCGCGATCGTTTCGCTGATTGATATTTCCTGTTCCACCTGTTCCTCCGCTCCAACTGCAATGGATGCAATGCCATACGGCCTGCCCCGCCTGTAATGTCCCACGCCGTATCGTGAACGGCCCTACCGCCACGCTAAGGCATGGCTTCTTTCGGTTGCCGGGCTTACGCCCCGCGCTGCACTGGGGGCAGACCGTGTAATGGTTGCCCGGCTCGTACGAGCGCAGGGTGATGTTCCGCTCCTGCAACAAAGTTCTAACGTCCACCTTCACGCCTCCAGCAACAAAGTTGCATCAACCGCCAACGCCAAACGCATCACGGCCTACCGCCCCAGAAGTGGCCACTGACGCTGGCGAATCATCCCAACGGCCTTGGTTGAGCCACGTGGCAGGGTGCGGAATGAACTGCGGATCAGCGTTTCGTGAAACCGCCGCATATCGCTTTACAGCCGCTTCCAGAGCTGACCGCCCCTGCACCCCTAGAATTTTCACGGCGCGGCTGTACGCCTTCGACGCTGCCAATTTGCCCACTTTCCGGGGGTACACCTGCCAGAAATCTTCGAATCCGGCCGTGTAGACCGGCTTTTTCGGCCCTTCTTCCGGGGCTTCCGACTCAAGCACTAGCCCGCCCCCCGCAAGGGGGGAGGGGGGGTTTATTTCTTGGTTTGAAGGAGAGATATCGGTAGATATCTCTACTCTTGGTATGGTTTGGTATGGATGGCTATACAAAACCGAAGCATTTGCTAAGCAATTGCTTGGATTTTGCTTGGCCTTTGCTACCCTTGTTGCTCCACCCTTCGCGCCCGCAAGTGCCCGTTTTTCCGATATTTGTTGCGATTTCTGCCGGTGCCGCTCCAGCGTTTCGTTGATCAATCTGCCGTCGATGGTGGAAAACTTCATCGACACAGTTTTCCAACATTTTTTGAAGGTTTTTCGATCGAATTTCGACAATTTTCTGATCGAATCGGGGTCGGCAGGTAGCGATCCGATCGACCATTGGTGCGCCAGAAGGAGCAAATAAAGCGCCTGTTCTTCGCCGCTCCACTCCGCCGTGGAGGCAAGGAAGTCGCCAAAGAAGAGAGGCATGAAAGGCTGGCTGCTCATGCCCCACCCCGCAGCGCGGATTGGGTACGGAAATTTGTGTCCGCACCGTCCGCATCGGTCTGGCCATTGGATTCAAAGGGCTTTTCGCGGACGGCCGGATCGCCGTTGCGGCCGCAACCGTCCGCACCGTCCGCAAGGAGCGCGTGCGCTATTCGCTGCGCAGATTGGGTGCGGAAATTTGCGTCCGCACAGTCCGCAAACGGTTCATGTGTTTTCCACCGCCTAACGCGGTGATCTTCTGCAATGGTCACACTAGGGTTCCTCCAAAAGTGTCATTGGGATGATATCCGCACACCCGGATCTGTTGTAAAGCATTCAGCGGAGATTTCTGACGCAGACGGCCTAAACCTCGCGCACCTCGATGCCGGTAAGCGCCCGCAATAATTTGATTTTGATGCGGTATTGAGGGGTTTTCGTGCCCGCGCTCTTCACATCCTCGACCACGGTTTTCCCACCGGAATCGACGTACTGAAAGTCGGCGCGGTACTCGCAGACTTTCTCACCGTTCACACACAGCGGAAATCGCGGCTGCATTTGCAGATTGCGGATTTCTTTGACGCGCTCCAACATTTTGAGCTCGACGTATCTTTGGGCTTCTTTCTTCGAGTCAAAACGGATACCGTCGATCTCGGTGGGAACGTTGCGAAACTTGCGGCGGCCTGTGCGAAAGAATTGCATGGGGGGTGTGTTTTTGTTCAAAGGGGTTTTTGTGTGGAAATCGAGAGTGCCCATGCGGTGCTTTCAATTGCTCAGCCAATTGGGTGATTGTCACCGCAAAAACAGGCGCTTCGCTAGAAAGTATCACCGGACGCACATTTGCGCTTGATTTGATATCACCGCGATGATAGTTTCCTCTGCAGCGGCATACGGGCCGCGCTGGAGGAAACATGGGAACAATCGCAGTTGCTGATGAAGCCACGTGGCTCTCACTCCGTGAGCAGTACGTAGGCGGATCTGAAATTGCCAGCCTGTTCTATCGCTGGCAGTACGTGGACGGCACGGAAGCTGTCCACCATCTCTACGAGCAGCCGCCCGCCGGAGCGCGGGTTATTGAATGCCTTTCGCCGCACACTACGGGTTACCGCCTGTGGCAGCAGAAGGCTGGCCGCGTCATGCCGGATGATCTGTCCGGTGTCGAGCGCGTGCAGGCTGGCGTGCACCTTGAACCGGCGCTGGCCGCGTGGGCCAAGCAGAAGTGGCGCTGGGATCTGCTGCGCAAGGTGCGCCGCTACAGCACCCACCCCACCGTAGCGGGCTGGGGCGCATCACTCGATTACGAACTGCACGAGAAAGGCTCGCCTCCGGTCGAGTTCAAAAACGTCGATTTCCTCGTGTTCCGCGATCAGTGGGTTGCGGAGGATGGCGAGATCGTCATGCCGCCGCTCACCTACGTGCTCCAGTTGCAGCACCAAATGGGCGCGGTCGAATCCGATCACGGGTGGATCGTGGCGTGCGTTGGCGGCAACCAGTTGCTGCGCGGCCGGATCGACCGGCACGAAGGCACACAGCAGCGCATTGGCGAGGCTATCGAGGCGTTTTGGCACGGCGTTGCCAACAACGTTGAGCCCGCGTGGCTGGCCGACTACGAAACCGTCGCTGAGGCATATCGCTACGGCACGCCCGGCGTGTCGGTGGATCTCACCGCTGATTCAGAGTTGCCGGAGTTGTGCGCGAAGTACCGCGCTGCCAAAGCCAAAGCTGAAGAACTGGATACCGAAATCGAGCTGTTGAAAGGCGCGATTGGATCGCGGCTGAAGGAAGCGCCGAAGGCGGTGACGGCAGGGTGGGCCATATCGTGGCCTGTGATTGAGCGCAAGGAGAAGGTGATACCGGAGCGCATCCAAAAAGCGCTCACGTATCGCGGTGGTTTGACCGTGAAGGAGGTTGCATGAACGCGGTGGCGAAGATTGAGAAGAAGGCAAGCCTGCTGACAACGATGGCGGGCAAGTACGGCGTTGACCCGGACAAGATGCTGCACACGTTGAAGGCGACGGCCTTCAAAGGCGATGTGAGCAACGAGCAGATGATGGCTCTGCTGGTGGTGGCGAACCAGTACGACCTAAACCCGTGGACGAAGGAAATCTACGCCTTCCCAGACAAAAAAAACGGCATCGTGCCAGTGGTCGGCCTTGATGGTTGGTCGCGCATCATTAACTCGCACCCGCAGTTCGACGGCATGGAGTTCGTTGAGAGCGACGACATTGTGAAGAGTAGCGAGCACAAGGATTGCCCGCAATGGATTGAGTGCCGGATCTACCGCAAGGATCGCTCGCGTGCCATCGCTGTGCGTGAGCGCTTCAGCGAGTGCTACCGCCCGCCGTTCAAGAGCGACAAGGGGTACACCTCAAACGGCCCGTGGCAGTCGCACACAAGCCGCTTCCTGCGGCACAAGGCGATGATCCAGTGCGCCCGGCTCGCGTTCGGGTTCGTGGGCATCTACGACCCAGACGAAGCCGATCGCATTCGAGAGGCGATCGATGTAACCCCACGCCCGCAGGTCGCGCCAGCCCGCGATGCCAAGGCGGCGCTCGACGGGTTCGCCAACGTTCCAAGCGGCAAGCCCGATCCGCAAGCCGACGCTGCGCCTGCAGCGGCGGAGTTCGAGGGCGCGTTCGAAGAGGCGACTGATGGCAACGGTTCCAACCCCACGGGGTGATTTCGAAGCTGCGCTTGGCGAGCGGTTCAAAGCCGCTCGTCGAGCGCGGAAGGTGTGGCTGCGCGATCTGGCCAAGGTGCTGGGCGTAAGCGTTAACACGATTCGCTGGCACGAAAACGGAGCGCGAATGCTGCGCGTCGATCTGCTCGTGCAAGCGGCGAATCACATGGGTGTAGCGCCCGGCGATCTGCTGGGCAATTCAAGCAACGATGGAGTGGTAAGCGATGGCAATGAAATTGGTAGGTGATGTTTCGATCAAGACTGGCGAGTACACGGACGGCAATGGCCAGAAGCGCGGCCGGTACACGCGAGTTGGCTCCGAAATGGTGAAGGATGACGGAGCAAAACTGCTGGCGATTGAGCCCATGTTCCTTGCGCCGTCTGTGCTCATGCAAATGAGCGCTGCGGGAATCGACACCTCTAGGCCCATTTATCTGAGCGTGTTCGCACGCGAAGAGCGCGGCAACTCACGGCCTGCGCAGCAGGCACAAGCCCAAAAGCCGAAGGGAGCGGAGGAACTGAACGATGACATTCCGTTCTGAGCCCGCACAGGCGGCGCTGAACTTCGACGCTGGGCGTCGGCTACGCGATGCAGGGATGCAGCGCGTGGCCGACAACTCCGCCGCCGATTGGAAAGGCGCGGTGATTACGTTTGCCATCGATTGGATCAACTGCCAGAGCGTGCAAAGCGCGTTCACTGGCGAGGATATCCGTCTGGCCGCACAGGCTGCAGGCATTGCGGAGCCGCATCACCCCAACGCATGGAGCAGCGTTATCGGTGGCCAGATTCGCAACCTGCTGCGCTATCGCGTCATCGAGCACATTGGGATTGCAAATGGCAAAGATCCGAAGGCGCACGCTCGCAAGTTGATGCTGTATCGCAAGGTGTCCGCGTGGAGAGGTGCCGCATGAGCCTGCTGCTTACGGTCGGGCTGTTTTATTCGGGGTTTGTGTTTGGGTTTTTCGTCGCCGCGCTGATGGCGGCTAATCACAGGGAGAGCGGCGAGTGAGTTACCTCGTTTTCAAAGATCAGAAATCGTTCATGGGGTATTTCGGCCAGAAGCCGGGCCCGGACACGGCGGCGCTGTACGAGAAGCTAGTGGGCGAAGAGTACATCGAGTTGGCGGAAGCGCTGATCAAGATGAAGGCAGAGCCCGACTCTGCAGAGGCGATTGGCGAGGTGGCCAAGGAAGCGCTCGATTGCGTCTACGTGCTTTCCGGGCTGCTGCACGCGCTGAACCTCGATCCGCAGGCGCTGTGGGATGTGGTGCACCAATCGAACATCGACAAGATCAAGCACCCGTGTGTGGCGTGTGGCGCTACAGGCACCGTGGCAACCGCAGAAGGCGACGAGCCTTGCCGCGTGTGCAACGGGCAGGGGCACGTGTACGAAGTGCGACGGCGCGAGGATGGCAAAGTGCTCAAGCCGCCGGGCTGGCAGAAGCCGGATCTCACCCCGCTGATTGAGCAGATGCGCGGATGACCAACGAATACGAGTTCGGCGCTGTTGCAATACAGGCGCTCGAAAAGCGAGTTGCAGCGCTGGAGTTTACCGTCGAGGTGTACCGCAAGGAGCTGTTCCGGCTACGGGCTACCGTTGACGATCGCAAGTTGCGCACGGAGTTTCGGCGCGCACGCTACGTGGCCCGCATTCGACGGGCAATTGAGATCGTTGCTCGACGGGTGAGGGGTAAGCGATGAAAAACCGACTGGCTGAAGTGCGCGCATTGATTGACCGGCTCTGCGAGCAGATGCGTATGCCCGGATCACGCGCCGCGGAACTGCGCGGCACGATTGCGTCTGTAACCGTGCGCCGAAATGGCGGCGTGGCCGTGACGATTTATCTTCTGCCGATCGATCGTAGCGCCACCACAGAATATGCCCCCGGCACGCCGGTCACTCTTTCCAAATGAAGCGCATCACCACCGCGGCATCCAACCGCACAGTGGTTGGCCAATCTGAAAGTATCATGGGAATGATAGAAACTACTTCCAAATAGGGCGCAGCGCCCCTATTGTCTCGCCAACCCCGGCACATGGGCCGGAAGGAGGAAAAAAAATGGGCGAGAAGATTGGCGCGGATAGCGCCGTGTTCAAAAAAGCTCTGGCGGTCATCTCCGCCAGTGGTGCGCAATTCAAAATTATCATGCCGGGCGGCGAAGAGTTCGGCACGTTGGTAGTTGAGCAGGAGCGCAAGGTCAAGCGGCGGCGGTTGCACTCGTGGGGCGCGCTGCGCGATCACATCGGCCCGCACCTCGACGCGTTGATGCCGGGCGGCTACGCGGAGATTCCTGCTGGCCCGTTCGAGCTGCACGTGGTCTCGAAAGCCGCCAGTTCACGCGGCGTGGCCAAGTGGGGCAATGGCAGCGTAGTCGTCGCCCAGAACCCGGAGCGCAAGGTGGTTGAAGTGCTCCGGCTTGAAGCGGTCGCATCGGAAGAGCCGACCGAAGCCTAAAACAACCTGTGCCGGGTGTGGCGAGCAGCAATGTGTCGCCTCCACCGGATGCCTAGAGTGAGCAAACCCAACTACCTCACCCGGCACAGCCCTAACCGCAGAGTGAACGCTCCAGATATTTTCTCATCGGGATGATAAAACCTGTTGACCTGTAGGGCGTAGCGCCCTATAGTTCACCCATCGGCGGCGCGGTGCCGCTAGGAGGAAAGGGAAATGAGCAACATCGAAATTCTGAAGGATTGCCAGAACATCTACGTTATCGATCGCGTTGCTGATGCTGGCGTGCTGATCTGGCAGCTCGATGGCAAGTGGGTTGCTGCTGAAGGCAGGGACTGGACTTGCACCGACCCACTGAACGGCAGGCAGTTCACCTTCAATTCGGAAGAGGATGCGATCGCCAAGTGCACGACCATCCTGCGCAACCGCATCGCAATCAAGCAGGAGGTGGCGGCGTAAGCCGCCCCTTTTATAGGAGTATTAAAGATGAATACGACAAAACCTACCCGCAACCAATTGCATCAGATTGAATGGGCGGCGAAATTTATCCCGAGCGAAGACAAGCGACCGGCGCAAAGCGCGGTGTACGGCGACACCACTTATTCGGTTGAATATTTCGTTACAAACCGCGAATGCTACGACGGGCTGCCGACACCGACTGCAATGTTCAAAATCAACGGCAAGCGCGTCAGCCGCGCAGTGTTTTACTCCCACGCTACAGAGGTGGCGGCGTAAGCCGCCCCTTGCAAGAGCACGCCATGCACGTGTGCAACAAGTGCGAGCACCTGTTCGACGAGCCTGCATACATCGAAGAGCGCGAGGTGATCGATTACGGCATCGGCTCACAGTGGGTGACGCTGTTCGAAGGCGATGTGTGCCCAAACTGCGAAAGCAACGACATTGATGTGTACTACAAAGAGGAGAGTTGATATGCCAGTAGGTGGTTTTGTCCCCCCTACGTGGGGTGAGATATTTTTGGTGTTAGCCTTTGTGATCGGCTTGCCGGTTGGGGCAATCATTTGGCTGGCCGTGACGGTTGTGGAGTGGCTGCGATGACCCGCGATGACATCATCCGCATGGCGCTAGAACATTTTGGCGCAGTCCTCAAGCCGTCTGACTTGGAAGTGAAGTTAGCCGCGCTTGCTGTAGCCCAAGAAAGAGAGGCGTGTGCAAAGGTGTGTGAGGAAAATGGAGACAAATGGGCAGACGGTAGTGACGAATGGCGTAACGGTCAGGCAACGGCTTCTTATTACTGCGCCATCGCGATTCGGGCGAGGGGTGAGGTATGACCCGCGACGACATACGGCGGTTGCTTGCAGAGTGCGGCCTGTCCCAGCGCGGCGCGGCCCGTTTGCTTAGGATCAACGAGCGCACGATGCGCCGCTACGTGCTGGGCGAACTGCCAGTGCCCAAGGCTATCGAGCTGGCGCTGCTTGGGATGCGTCGGCTAAAGCTCGATGGCGAGCGCGGCAATCCTCGTACTTGAGCACCACCGTAGCCTCCCATTCCAGCCGCGCCGGATCGATCAGCGGATCTGGCGGCTGAGGCAGTACCGGGCACTCAGCGGTTAGGTTGGGCGGGATCAGCGGCGGCGGCTGGGGCTCCCGTTGCGCCCAGAGAGACGAGCAGCCCGCGAGCAGCGGCAGGGGCAGCGCAATCAGCAGGGACTTCGACATTGCGGTAGATCTCCCGAATCTTCGTGGTGTTTTGGCCAAGGCGTGCGTCGAGTTCCGCACGCACGCGCTCGTAGTCGGCGGCCTTCTGGTTTAGCTGCACCTCCAGCAATTGCCGCGCCTCAGCAGCCGCACGGGCGGAGAGAAGCGCCTGCGAATGGGCAAGCCAGCCCCGTATCTGCCAGCCGCCCCAGAAGCCTCCCAGAAGCGCCAGAACGATCACGGCCACGAGCGCGTACATTCGCGCCTGCATTCCGATAATCATTTCTGATCCTCTGCTTCCATCGTGAGCCCGTCCTTGCCGATCTTGCCGGTGAACCGGCCAACCGGCCCGCCGACAAGCAACCCAAGGATGACGGCCAGCATTCCGAACACGAGCCCGCCGATGGTGATGCCAAACACGGTGATGCGCTGCGCTGCCGTCGCTGGCGGCCATTCGCCAAGCCACAGGATGAGCACAAGCCCCATCACGAACAGGCCGCAGAACATCCCGGCAAACGCGGCCAGCCAGAGAGCTGCGAGGCGCTGGCCTTCGGTAAAGGTGGCAGGCGGTGGCAGGCGGCTCATGCCAAATGCCTGCCGATGAGGTAATCGACGCTGGCGAACAGCGCAGGGATGGTGGTGGCGTTGGTGATCAGCTCATCCTCTTCGATGTGGCGCTGCATCCGCTCTGAGGCGTGGTCGCCCGTGCTGAGCCCCGGCCGGTAGACGCGCCACATGGTGCCGCCCAGCGATCGGATGGCGGCCACCTCGTTGGGAAAGCGCACATCGTCCACCACGATCGGACTGCTGATGGCGGCGATATCTCGCAACCAGAGGTTCACCCAAATGTCGGTGTGCACTACGCGGCGGCCCCATTCGGTGCCCAGCGTTTGCATCATCGATCGCGCCGTCGCGCCGCCAAAGGCAGGCAGCGGCTGCATTTTTTCATCGCCGTCCACCTGCGCATCCGTTAGCCCAATGGATCGCAGCATGGCCTTGATCGGCTCTGCGAATCGCGTGCGCACGTACCCGTGCTGCTCGACGAGGTGGCGGGAAACTAGCGTCTTGCCAGAGCCCGCCACGCCCAGCACGCCAATGATGCGGGGAGGCATCACACGTTCAGCGCGTGCCGGTTCATTCTGAAGAGCCATTGTGCTTCCTCGTTGTGGATTAAAAAAACGTTGTGCCAATCGGCACGCCTGTTACGTCGCAAACAAAAATCAGCGGCTGGCGCTGGAAGTCTGGCGGAACGTACACATCGCCAGCTTGTGGCCCAATGTATACGTCGTCGAAGCTCACCCAATCTACGGTGGCGGTTTGGTTTGAGTTGCTTACGTTAGCGCCATACACCTTGGCATCGTTCTGATACCCGGTGGCGTCGTAGTTAAATGGATCGAGCGTAATCGTGCCGCCAAGGTAGTAATCGATTGGCCCAGCGTATAGATGTGCGCCTGTCTCGCCTTGCGCAACTGCCAGCGATTTCCCTGTGTGCGTTACGCTTGGCTGGTTTGTTCCGCCCAATGGGCCGCCCCAGTACGGATACGTAACGCTGTTAAGTAGCGATAGCACCTGCATCGGCCGATAGTTCGACGAAAACGTGATTGCGCCGTTTGCATCGACGACTTCCAAGCCGAAATTCGATGCGGGGATGGTGCTTGATCTGTCGTAGACGAAATAGTTGAAGGATGTTCCTGCTGCACCGCTGCACAGCCAGTAATAGTTCCCGCCAAACAGCCCGTAGAACGACACCGCCGCAGAACACTGGATCGCAATTATCGGGTTGGTATAGCCGGTTGCAGGCAGTGTGATTTTTGACGGATCGGTGTTGCCGATTGTCGAGTTGTCGGTAGTTCCGCTTCCGGTTTTGCGCAGGAAGTAGCAGAACATCGAATCATTGAACTGCAGCTTTCCGTTCGCGTCGTATGCTTCGAAGCCAACTGGCATATCAATAAATTCCGTATAGGATGGTGCGATCTGGTCTTCCAGTCGCTCCCGGATAGCTCCAACTCAGCACGTTGCCCGAAATCGAAACCTGAACATCCGCATTGTCATTGGCAAGCGCCGCACCTACTGCCGTATAAAACGGTGTGTGTCCTGCGTAGGCCGTAAACCTTGTGTCAGTAACCGACCCGCTTTGTTGCGTTCCGGTGTAGCTCGTCCCAACGGACAAAACGCCCAGAAGCTTCACCAAGGTCGTATCAAAGTTCATAATGAGATTGCCGCTCGCATCCCACACCTGTATCCCAGCAGGCATCACCAAATACCTATTCGAACGCGCACGCGGTTGGCGTCATACACTTCGATCAAGTTGTCTTTGATTTCGGTGCGAGCGCCCGTTGCGGCGGTGCGCAGCGTGCCAATAGTTGCAGTGATCGCAGAAAGGCTGGAAACGCTCATCTTTCCGGCCGTTACCGCGTTTGCCGCGATTTCGTTTGCGCTGACCGCGTTTGCCGCGATCTTGCCAGCTACCACCGCGCCAGCCGCAATTTCTGTTGCCGTCACTGCGTTTGCTGCAATCTTTCCTGCAACGACCGCCCCGGCGGCAATTTCGTTGGCCGTCACCGCGCCTGCCGCCAACTTCGCCGTTTCCACAGCGCCAGCACTGATTTTCGCTGCAGTGACTGCATTGGCCGCAATCTCGCCTGCAGTCACTGCGTTTGCTGCGATCTTTGCCGTCGTGATCGCCCCGGCGCTGATTGCCGCAGCAGTGACCGCGTTTGCGGCGATCTCGTTTGCCGTGACGGCCCCAGCGGCCAGCTTGGCAGTAGTGATGGCCCCGGCATTGATTGCTGCGGATGTGATCGCGTTCGCCGCAATCTCGCCCGCAGTTACAGCGCCCGCCGCAATCTTCGCAGTGGTAATGGCCCCGGCCGCAATTTCAGCAGCCGTCACCGCGTTGGCTGCAATCTTCCCGGCGGTGATTGCCCCGGCGGAAATTTCATTCGCGGTAACTGCACCGGCTGAAAGTTTTGCCGTGCTGATCGCCCCGTCTGTAATCTGGGTGCTTGTGATCTGGCCAGAGAGTTTTGCCGTTGCTACAGACTGGATCTGGGCGTCGGTCAGTTGGCCCGAAACCTTTGCCGCGGCAATGTCAGCAATCTGGGCATTAGTAAGCTGCCCAGTGATCTTTGTTGACGCAATATCCGCAAGCTGAGCGTTGGTGAGCTGGCCGGAGATCTTGGCGGCAGCAAGATCCGCGATCTGCGCATTGGTGAGCTGGCCCGTGATCTTCGACGCGGCAAGCCCAGCGAGCTGCGCGTCCGCAATGGTGCCGCTGATATCTGTGGCGGGGATTGCAGCCGTCCACGAGGTGCCGGTATCACGATAGAGCTTGTTGTCAGTCGTGAGGAACACAATGCGCCCGGCCGTGCCAGCGGTGGGCAACGACGAAACGGTTTCGATGGGCCGCAGGCCAGAGGCAAACTGCGATACGCCTACGATGCCAGCGCCCAGAGCGCCCTTGTAGAAGATCGTGCCATCGGTTTTGACGTAGAACAGCCCGTTGGCATCGTTGATCGCGCCGGTGCCGTACCAGATTGGGAAGCTGCCGCCGGAGCTGATCTGCACGCGGTAGCCGCTGGCGGCCGTCTGCACGGTGCCTGCGGTAACGGTGCCAAGGTCGGCGCTGATGGCAGAAAGCGAGTTGACAGAAATTTTCCCGGCCGTTACTGCGCCAGCAAGGATTTTGTCTGCGGTGACGGCGTTGGTGGCGAGCTCTGCGGCTGTGATTGTTCCGGCCGAAATTTTGCCAGCAACGATGGCGTTTGCAGCGATCTCGTTTGCAGTCACAGCCCCGGCGGCGAGTTTCCCGGTGGTCACTGCATTGGCTGCGAGCTCAGTTGTGCTCACCGCACCGGCGGAAATCTTCCCGGCGACGACGGAGTTTGCTGCCAGCTCGTTTGCAGTCACCGCCCCGGCCGCCAACTTGGAGGTGATGATCGAGCCTGCGGCGATTTCTGCGGCCGTCACAGCCCCGGCTGCGATTTTCGCCGTCGTGATTGCGCCTGCGGCAAGTTCTGCCGTGCTCACGGCCCCGGCAGAAATCTTTCCTGCAACGACGGAGTTTGCTGCCAGCTCGTTGGCTGTCACGGCAGCAGCGGCGAGCTTGGCGGTGCTGATAGCGCCGTCCGTGATCTGCGTGCTAGTGATCTGACCTGTAACCTTTGCAGCGGCAACGGCCTCAATCTGCGCGTTGGTGAGCTGCCCAGTTACTTTCGAAGCCGCGACGGCCTCAATCTGTGCATTGGCCAGTTGCCCGGTAATATCGGCAGCGGGCACGGTCGCCACGTACGCGGTGCCGTTCCATCGGTACAGCTTGCCGTCCGTGGTGTTGAAGATCTGGTTGGTGGACTTGGTGCCCGGAACGCTCGAAACAACGGCCACCGGCTCAATGCCTGCGGCGAACTTGGCGGTGGTGATTGCCTCATTAGCGATCTGCGCGGCCACAATCTGGCCGGTAACGTCGGCGGCCGGAACCGCCGCTGTCCAAGCCGTGCCGGTGTAGCGGTACAGTTTGTTGTCGGTCGTGAGGAATACAACGCGGCCCTGCGTGAGCCCGGTGGTCGGCAGGCTGGAAACGATATCGACGCCAGCCTTTACCTTGGTGATCGAGAAGATTGTGGTGAGCGTTACGCCGTTGTAGGTCGCGCTCAGCGTGAGCGAGCCAGCATCACCGGCAAGCGCTGTCACGCGGTAGTAGCCCTTGGGCTTGCCCGCCACGGGGGTGTCTACAGCGGTATTGATGGTGCCGGTTACCCCTGTGCCCACGGCAGAAAAGGTGGCGGCATCTGTCACTTCCTGTGAGCCGCTGAACACGCGCAGCGTGCCTTCGGCGTCGGCGTACGAGGCAACATCGCCGCTGCTTGTAGCAGGCAACGCGATCGCCGTGCGCGAAGCAACTATTGAAACGGCATCTTCGCCTGCGCCATTGCCATCCGCGCCCGCACGCACGCGGGTGATCGAAAACAATCGAGTGATTGTTTGACCGTTGTACGAAGCGGAAAGCGTAAGCAGTGCGCTGTCGCTGGTCACCTCAGTGACGCGGTAGTATCCCTTCGGCTTGCCCGCAACCGGCGTGTCCGCAGCCGTGTTGATGGTGCCTGTGCAGCTGGTTCCGGTCGCGAATACGGTAGCCGCGCCAGTCACATCGGAATCCGCATCGAACAGCGCCATCACGCCATCCGCACCGGCGTATGAAGTGACCATGCCCGCGCTCGTGGCAGGCAGCGCAATTGAATCGTTGGTGAGCGTGATGTACAGCCCCTTGTTGGCTGCTGTAGTGCTCACCGGGCCAACAAATGCCGTCTTGTTGCCGGAGGTATCAACCGCCTTCAGCCAGTAATAGCGCACGCCATCGGCGGCCGTGAGGCTTGTGCGAACGTATCCAGTGGTCGATGTTTCCGCAATCTTTGCCGCGGTGGCAGAGTTGTTGGAGGTGTTCTCGTACACCTCGACCTGCCAGAAATCGTCGCTGGTTGGGTTTGTCCACGCGAGGCTGATCGCGCCGGGGATTGCGGTGGCTGAAAGCCCGGTTGGCAGGTTGTCGAAGTTGGTCTTGCCGACTACCGTGTGCGTGACTACTGGCGTCCAGTTGCTTTCAGAGCCGCTCTCAGAAACTGAACGGGCACGGATCTCGTACGCCTTGCCTACGGTCACACCGGCGATGAATGCGCTGGGCTGCGCCTTGTCCACCTGCATGGATTGCCATGCCGGGTTGCCCTGCTGCCGCCACTGCAGTTCGTAATGCGCCACGCGCTCCGGGTACGTGCCGCGCACAATGTCAAGCTGCGCAAAAATCCGGAAGGTGAGCGTTCCGTCCGGCGCAATCTGCGTGGCAGAATCGTCGGAGCGCACCACGCTGATGTATGCAGGCGGCACGCGCCCTGCGCCCGGCGGGCTCTGCAGGGTGATGTACGAGTTGAAAGCGGGGATGGTGCCCGTGTCGGCCGTGTACACGCCCGGCTGCGCATCCACGAGCGTGAGCGTCACTTGGAAGTTCTCGCCCGGCTCGATCTTACGCACAATCATCGGAGCCATTTCGAGCGTGGACTCACCGAACACGCATAGATCGCCCACATCCGGCGCGGAGGCGATTGCCAGCGGCGTGGTGAGCGTCAGCGTGGTGGCATAGCCCGCGCCGGGGTTGTTGACCGGCACAAGCACGGAAGATCCGTCGATGAGGCGCACGCGCAGCGCGTACGTTTTGGCGGCCTCGAAGTACACATCGTCGTGCAGCGTAACGGTGGTTACGTTGCCGCCGCTCGTGGTGCGCGCCTTGATGCGCGTGGCCATGATGCCGATGCCGATGGCATCGTGCGAAAACATCACAAGGTCGCCAAGCGTGCAGCGAAGCGCTTCGATATCCATGGTGACCACGTGCTGCTCTGGGCGCAGCTTGGCCACGGCCATGTGGTATCTCGCTTCGCGGAACGCCTGTGTGGCGCTCGTGCAGCCCTGCAGTTCGAGCGTTTCGAACCGCGTGGCATTCGCTGCGGTGTAGCCATCGTCGTACACGATGCGCTCATCGGGCTGATACCCGTTGGCAGCGTTGGTGAACAGTACCCGCAGCGCGTGCGGGTACTCGACAAACACTTTCGAGCCTGCGTACCCGCTGGAGTTGCGCGGGGTGATGTGCTGCACCGGCACGCTCTGCTGAATGTCGCGCACCACGGAGTGCTTGCCGTCGCGCATCGTGTACAGAGCGCGGGCGTTCGACGCCACCACCTTCAGCGAATCGATGATCGAGCCGCCTTCCAGCACATGATTGAACGTCCAACGCGGCTCGCTTGCATTCGGCGCTTGTGCGGCGCACGCCGCAGCCCACGATTCGATGGCCGGAAGGTCGATGCGCGAGTCATCGATGTACGTCTCTCCTGCGCGCCTGCGCAAAAGATCCGCGAACGCCCATGCGGGGTTCGAGGTTTTCTGCATCGACCACGTGCCGCCACTGCGTACCGGCAAGTACGATTCTGCATCGCAGTTGATCGTCTGCGGCACGCCGTTGAGCTGGCCGCTGGCCTTGATGCGCAGCGCAATCAGCGCCAAGTTTTTTTGGTTGACCGGGTAATCGGCCTTGATCGTGCGCAGCGCTGTCCACCACGCGAGGTCAACGTGTTTTGAATCCTGCTCTACCGTTGTGCGCCGAATGCGAACGTCGTATTGGCCGGAAGCGGGCAGCACGACGCGGCCACTGCGGCGCACAGCGCTGCTTTCTGCGGCCGTGACGGTGATCTGGCCAGCGGTGCCGAAGCCAGTCTCGAAGTTGTTCTCCCAGACGGCATTTGTCCAGTTGTTCTGCCCGGCGGGCGAATACTGAACCTCGAACGTTACCGTGGTGTTCTGCTTGTTGCCCTTGCTGTCGAACTTGAACAAGCCCTGCGGGAACGACACATCGACGCTGAACTCCACCGCGTTGATGGCGGTGGTGCGCTGGGCCCACTGGTTGGTGGTCGAGGTTACAGCGCCAGAATACGAGTCTGTATTCGGATCGTAGGTGTAGTAGTCGCCCGCGTAGCCGGGAATGCCGCTGTAGTAGTTGGTGCTATTGAAAGGTTCCAGCCGGATCGCAAAGTTATCCTCCGTCACCGTGCGGGTGAACAGGGTGAGCGGCTGATCATTCGCCCAGCCTTCGCGGATCTCGTACTCCACTCCACTGAAGGCGGTGATCGGCGTTTCACCAATGCGGATGTTGGTGATCTCAAGCGGCCCCCAGCCCACCACGAGCGCAATGCGCAGGTATTCGTCATCGCCCTGCACTTCGGAGTAGGGGCGGGCGGCCAGAAGCGGGAACAGGCGGCGCTTGCCAAAGATGCGGGGGATGTTGGCGTACGGCGCAAACTGGTTTGATGAGCCAGTGAGCCGGTACTTTTCGTCCTGCTGGTTGTTGCGCAGGCCCGGAGGCGGCACAAGCGCGTTGAGCGCAAGGTAGCCAATGGTTGCGATACCCGCAGCCACCAAGCCCGTAATGATCGATGTTCCGATGGCGCTTGTGACGCCCAGCGATGAGGCAAGCGATCCGCCAAGGTTCAACCCGGCAGGCCCAGCGACGGAAAACGCCACGGCCGTGATAACGACCATGGCAATGGCGCGGAAAATGTCCTTGCCGGATTTCTGCGGCACCACGCGCAGGTAGATGTTCTGGCCGTCAGTGATGAACGTGGAATCCCAGCTCTCGACCGGGATTTCCTCATCGCCAATCCAGACGCGCAGGTACTGGCGGTACACGGCCGGGAAGCCAGCCTTCTCCACGACCGTGGAAATGCTCTGGCCTTCCAATGCCACCATCAACTTCACATCGGTGGCAAATGGGTGCGGATGCACCACCACCGGGATCTGCGGGTTGATGGCTTCTCGAACCGCTGATTGGATTTCCGTCATGGCGCGCTGTACCTGTAAAACCCGCTGATCCGCCGTTCCCACAGCATCGAATGGTAGTTTTCGACGCATGATCCAGCGGCCTCATGCGTGTGTAGCATCCAGCCGGGCGCTAGAACCAGAGCACAGTGGAACGGGTGCCCGCGCATTCGGATGAGGATGCCGTCGCCTAGCTGCTCGCAGCCCGGTGCCACAGGCGTGAACATGGAGGCGTAACGCACAGCGGCTTCGCCCACGTTGGCCGGGCGCTGGCCCTTGAACCAATCCACTCCTTCATACGGCGGCCACAGGGAGCCAAGCTGCTCCCGCTGAACCATCTCCAGCAGCCCCCAGCAGTCAGCGCCTTGGTGGCTGCGTCCGTGCGTTTGGTAGGGGATGCCGATGTACTGCGCCGCCCATTCCGGCAGCTCTCGATCCATCAGAATAGCCCCGGCAGTCGGCTGGGAGTCATGGTGTACGTGATCGGCTCCGTCCACAGGCTCTCGAAGTGCAGCTCGCCCTCGATCTGCACCGCGTCGAAGTTCACGTTTTTCACCGTGAGCCCGGTGAAACTGATCTCCACCACATCCGGGTCGCTGGCCAGAATCACCTCGATGGTGACCGCCGGGGCAGAGGTGAGCCCGCGAATGGCGGTGATCGCGGTGCGCTCCACGTTGTCGAACCGCAGCAGCGCCTTGGTAACCCCGTCCGGATCTTCGCCCGGCAGGATGATCTCGAAGGGGAAGGCTTGGTACGAGTTGCCCCGGCTGGTTATGTCCTCGTTGTTGTTCACCACCCGAATCGGGGCGGGGAGCGACGAGTGGCTGATCGTAAGCAGCACGAGCCATACCTCGCCGGTCTCCTGCGCGTGCGCGCTGGCGATCGCGGTGCTGGAAAGCGTGCGCACTTAGGTGAGCTCCACGGTGAACGAAACGATGTTTGCTGCGCCGCCGCCTTGCGTGGAGATCTGCGGGGCAGGCAGGCGAAAGCGCATGGTGCTGGGCACGCGGGTGCGCGGGTGAACCCAGATAAACGGCAGGGAGCCGCCCTTGCAGTCGTCCTGCCAGAACGCTTCGAACGTATCGGTTTGGGCGGGCGTGAGCATCATCTGCAGCGAAAACTGCCGTAGCGACTTGGTAAAGCGCCTGCGGATCTTCGCCGGGCCCGTGTCCATCTGCGATTCGATGGTCTGGTCTTGGATCTGCTCCGAAAAGCCGCCTTCCTGCACGTATTGCGGCAGGGTGGCGGGGAATGTTGGGGTAGGCATCGGTTACTTCCTCGATAGAACGCGGGTGCTTCCGTACGAACCCGCCATGTCACGATCCATGTCGCCGCTGCGAATCTGGCGGCGCATTTCGTCGCGAATCATCACGCTCAGAATCCGCTTGCCATTCGCTCCGCGCCGCTCCTGCGTCTGCACGCGCTCAGCGTTGCCGTTCGAACGCATATCGTTGATCACCACGCTCACGCCGGAGTCGCCGCCGCCGTTGGCTGTAACGCCCAAGCGGCCGCTTGCATCGCGGCGCAGCGGCATGATGGCCTCTGGCCCAGCCTCGCCCATGAGCCCAACGCCGTTGGCAAAGGCAAACATGGTGGGCTTGTTCACAACCTTGTTCGTGAACACGCCGCCGGTGGCAAAGTTGTGCATGGGCCCGTCGAAGTAAGCGCCAGCCGCAGCGAATCCACTGGTGTTGATTCCGCTGCCGCCGCCCGATCCAAGCCCGCCCACGGAGCCGCCCGGCAAAAAGCCGGTGAGCCAACGGCCGAACTGCGAAGCGAGCTGCTCTGCAATCATTTCGAACGGCCGTATAGCCAGCTCGTAGATCATCTGCGCGCTGATCTTCTTGATCACGCCGCCAAAACCCTGCAGCAGAATATCGCTGGCCTTGTTCACGCCATGTGTGAATACGGTTTCGAAGCTGCTCTTGAACGTGCTTTCGAACTGCTTCACGCCTTCGTCGAGCTGATCGAAGATGGCGCGCACGGACTGGGTGCGGCGGCGCTCGTTGAGTGACAAGCGCTCCAGCCGCTCTGTTTCGGCCATCACCTGCTTGAAGTGAGCATCTTCTTCGTCGTAGCCCTGCCGTCGAAGGTCGGTTTCCTTGGCCAGCAACGCCAACTGTATTTGGCGCTCTTGCCCGATAAGCCCAACAAGCCGGGTTTCGCGCAGAATCTGCGCTTCGCGCTGCTTGAATTCATCAAGCGCGGCATTCCTTTGGCGCGACTGGTTGGCCTCGAATTCGTTGCGCCGGGCACTGGCAATCGCGTTGGCATCCCTTTCGTTCATGCCCTTGGTGTCGCGGCCAATGTCGAACTCAAGCCCGGCACGCGCCGCGTCGAGCGGGTTCGTGATGCCTGCCATCATCTGCGCACGCTCTGCGGCGATCGACGCTTGGTACAGGCGGTTGGCATTGGCAGAATCTTCGGCGGCCTGCTTCGACTTGCGCAGCATCCGCTCGTATTCTTCCAGCCACCGCAGCACATCGCGCCGGTTGGCAAAGGAACCGAACGAGGCGCGCTCTGCGGCTACCTCGTTTTGTACCTCTGCTTCGATTGCGGCTGCGCGGCCTTGGCCTATAGCCGCGGCCGATCGTTCCGACGCGCCAATCTGGCGCTGAAGCGCTTGAAGCTGGCTGCGGTTGTTGGCCAGTTCGCGGTTGATGATTGCGTCGATGTACTGATCGATCGAGCCGCCAGCGTTGCGCCGTACGTCGCCACGCTGCGCGTTGATAGCCTGCTCTACGAACGACGCCCCTTCGACACCGCCAATCTGCATGGCGCGGGCGCGATCGGAATTGCTCATTTGCAACTTGCCAAGCTCAGTGCGCAGATCGGCCTGCTTGGCCTGCGCAATGATCAGCCGTTGCTCAAGAGTTTGCACCGCGTCATCGATATCCGTGAGATCTACGCGGATGCCGCGGCCACGTGTTGCGTTGCTCCCGATGCGCTCCGCCCGTGTCTTGGCCAGAGCGTCCAGAGATGCCTGCAGATCCTTGACTGTGTTCGCAGCGAGCTTTGCCTCTTCAGCGAACGTTTTCATTTCGGCCGTGCGGGCAATCAACCCGCTGGCCGTCGCCATCGTGGATTTGTCGCCTTGCTTGGCCTCTTCCATCCCAGCAAGCGTTTGCTGGGCACGAAGCTGCGTCACCTCACGCAACAGCCGCTCTTCAGCAGCACGGCCGCGAGAAGCACCTGCTCCAAGGTTCTCGTACTCGTACGGGTTGGTGCGCTGCAGTTCAGCGTTGATCCGCTGCATCTGTGTGAGGCGGGCTTCAGCAGCGGCAAGCTGCTGTGAAAGCGTCCCGTCATCCAGCAGGGATATCGCACCGTCCACGATATCGCCCAGCAGGTTCTTCCACATGATCACGAACTCAGAAGTGCCGGTCTTTTGCGCCAGCAACTTCAAGAGTTTTTCGTAGGCGTCCGCAGTGCGCTGGTTGGCGCGCTCGACGGTATCTGGAAGCGAAGCGAATTCCTTGTTGGCCTGCTCTGCGGCAGCCAGAACCGCTTTGGCGATCTTCTGGCCGGTGAGCTCGCCTTCAGAGCCCATCTTGCGCAGCTCACCGATGGTGATGCCGATTTTCCCGTCTGCCCGCTCGAAGTTGTCGGCCACCGCCTTGGCAAGTGCCGGGAAGTTCTCCATGATCGAGCGCAACTCGTCGCCCTGCAGGCGGCCGGAGGCAAGCGCCTGCCCGAACTGCACCATGCCCGCAGCCATTTCGCCGCCGGTAGTGCCCGAAACCGCGCCCAACTTCTGCACGGTCTCGATCATCTGCAGCATCTGAGCCTGCGACATTCCGATCGCGGCGTTGTTGCGCGCAATGCGGGCAAACGCATCTGCTGCCGATTGGAACCCTAGCCCGGTCTGCTGAGTGGTCGCGTACAGCGACTCCATGGCCTCTTTGGCCAACTGCGCACTGCCCAGCGAGTTGGTGAGGCGGCCCTGCATCATCACCAGTTTGTCGTTGTACACCGCCAGTGATTCGGCGGCCGACTTGGTGGCGTAAGCAAGCCCAGCAACGGCCACGCCTGCGCCCGCAAGCATTGCCCCGGTTGGGCCCAGCAGCGCCATGAGGCGGGCAAAGCCGCCCGCTGCGGCCTCTACGCTGCCCGCAATGCCAGTCACGCCACCGCCGCCCCGGAATGCCGCCGCAAGCGCTTGGAGATCCTGCTGGCTTACGCGAAGGGTGCCGCTGAGGTTCTCAACAGTGCGTGCAAACTCTGTGGTTTTGTTGGAGGCACGGCCTGCGGCCTGCTCAGCCGCAGTCGTCTGCTTAGCCTTCTCTGCTTCGGCCTTGGCAGCAGTCTCTGCAGCGGCGGCTTGGGCGCGCTCTGCATCACCCAGTTTTTTTGCAGCGTCAGCGGCCTTGAGCGCTTCAACGGAAGCTCGCGAGAGCGCCGATGTGTCGATTACAAAGCCAAGTTCAAAGTTTTCAGACGCCATTGCCCTGTTCCGATGTTGATTCGACTACCGAAGCCAAGTATTCATCGTCCACAACCTTGATGGCTTCGATCTCCCACGGATCGAGCCGCGCTTGCATCAATTCACAGTAGGCCCGGATTTCGCTCCACGCCAACGGGTTGGGCCCGAAACCATTGCTGCCGCGAGCCTTGTGCAGAAGGATGAAGTGATTCCACAGATACCGCAGCGCCGTTGGTAATTCGGGGTGCTCCGCTTTGCGCCCAGTTGCACGCTCAACTGCAGCATAGTGCTCTGCCATCGAGGCATTGCCGACCGTGCGGGCGAGCGTGAACTGATGCTTTGCATACCGAATCAGTTCCCCAACGACGCTTTCAAAAAATGGGCGCGGTTGGCAACAAACGTGTCCACCTGCTCACGCACCACCGGGTAAGCGGCATACAACGCACGCGCTGCGTCTGGGCTGAACGGGATCTCTTTTCCATCCGGGTCGAGCACGTTTTCCCAGCCAACTGTCACAGCGGTGAGCATCTCCAGCGCGTCGGATTCGATCTCATCAAAATCCAACTCGTTGAGCTTCTTCGGATCGTTCGTGCGAGCAAGGCGCTTCTGCACCTGCTTGCGAGTAAATTCGCGGTACACATCGCTGTCCGGGCCGCGCAAGCGGATTCGCACCTGCTTGCCATTCTTCGCCACAAGCGGCTCGTCGCTGTTGAGCCTACGCACCGGCATGAATACGCCGCCGTTGCTGAGCGATTTCGTGTCAACCTCTGCCAGATCGAATTTCATGTTGCTTCCTGTGTGGTGTTGAAGTGATGAACGCGGCGGCCCAGCAAACGCTAAGCCGCCGCGTGCATTTATTAGGCGCTGCGGGTGATGATGATGGAGCCGTCATCCGCCGTGCCAGCGGTGTCGTGATACAGCGCTTGGAACGGGCTCTGCAGGATCACGCCACCATCCGGGCCAACGGTTTTCGACGCGCCCATGAGCTTCACGCGGCCCATGGCGAACTGCAGCCAGTCGGAGCCGTTCGACTCCGTGAGGCGCGCAGTGATGCCCAACTCCGTCTCGTTCAAGAAGTAGTTCAGCATCGTGAGCGAGTCGAAGTACGCCGAGAGCGTGCCGGTGACGATGAGGCGGCCGTAGAAAATCTCCGGCACCACGTTGCTGCCAACGACGGGCGTGCTGTTTAGGTTGTTCGCGATCGTGAAATCGAGCGAGGTGATGATCGCGGACTGCGTGCCGTTGATGCTGAGCGAGCCATTCACGCCAGCCAGCAGGCTAGTTTGCGTAACAGCAGCCGCGCCGTTGTACACCGGCGAACCCGCGCCCGTGTAGGTGGCCATGTTGAGCCCTTGGAAGCCCAAGTTGATCGTCGCCATACCCGTGGGCGGCATCGAGATCGCCACATCGGAAACGCGGCAGCCAAGGAACACTTCCGAAACATCGAGTTCCGGATACACCTGCTCGATGGTGAACGAGCGCTGCGTCGTGCCCGGCGTGAGCTTGTTGGACACCCACGAGGTGCGCAAAGCGGCAGCAAGGAAATCGTCGTACGTAGTGCGCGACAGTTCGCCTTGGATGTTGCCGGAGACGCGGCGCACGCCGTGGCGAGCATCCTGCACCTGCTGATCCGGGCGCACTTCGTTGGAGGTGAAAGCCTCCTTGGTGAGAGCGAGCGACGAGGAAACGCGGCGCATGAGGTGCCCGGTGCCGGGCGCTTGAGTGCCAAGCGTGGTTTCGGTGTCGTACGCAACCCGTACGTTAACGTTACTCTGGAGAGGCATTGTCGGAACTCCTATTTAGCTGTCCCGTTGCGCGGGACAAAACATTTAATTGCTCGTGTGACCAATCATCGTGATGTTGACGGTGCGGTTGATCCAATCGGGCTCCTGCTGCAACGGGGCCATTTCGGCTTGCTGAACCATTGCCGAATCGTCCCCGTAGATCAACGCTGTGCCCGGTCGAAAATGCGCCATCAAGTTCCCGGCCATGGTCTCAATGGCAAGCGTGCCCTTGTTGGCCGGGTAATGAAGCGTGAACGCTGCTATCACCGTGTGCGCGATGGTTCCGCCAAGCCCGGTTGCCGATACAACTGAGGAAACGGGCGAGACAGTCTCTGTGAGCCACGGGGTGCCCTTTACGGGCAGGAAATCGTTGCCTTCCCACTCAACGGCAGGAAGCCCGGAGAGCTCCTGCAGGCGAGCGCGGATGGCAGCGCGAATGTTTCTGTGGAAAGTTTCGGCGCTCATTTGGCCCCCAGCTCACGCGCAATCTTCGAAACGACAGACTTGGCGCGCTTAACGTTTCGCGTTACAAACAGGCGGGCGCGCATACGCGAGGTGCCAAACTCGACAAACCCGGCGTAATGGGCGTTGTTCATCATGTAGAACTTCTGCCCAGCCTTCATCTGCGCCGCCGTGAGCATCACATCTGCGATCACTGCAGCGCCGCCGTCATCGCCGTTGGGCTTGTTGCGGAACTTCGAGCCGCCAATGGCGGGCTGCCACGAACCGCGCAGGAACCCGGTATCTACCGGCGTGTCCTTCACCACGTTAAGCGCAATCTGCTGGCTCGTTTGGCGCGCAAGCGCGTCCATACTGCCTTCGAATTTCTTGCCCCACGCGGCCAGAGAGATGTTGAACTGATGCCCGTTGTTCATCAGCGCTCCAGATACGCAAGCGCGTACGGCGAGCCGTCAGCGGCCGGATCTAGCGCGTTGCTCCAGATGACCGTCCAATCAGCACCGGCCCAGCGGGCCTTGTCGCCCGGCTGCGGCGCAATTCCAAGGTTGGGCGCAAGGTGCAGCTCCACGAGGTTGCGCTTGGCCAGCGATCCAATGCGGAACTCCGCAGACTTGTCTGGCGGCACTGCCACGCCGTTGAGCGTGAAGGTGATGGTGGATTTCGTTTCCTGCTGCGTTACAGGGTTGAACGCGGCGGTGGTCTCCCGCGTGAACGCAACGGGTGCGCCCTTGCGGGCGATCAAGTTGTAGGCGGTTGCGGCCGCGCCAGCGTACTTCGGCACGGCATTAGGTTCCGTCCGGGGCAAGCAGGCGAGAGCCGTTGCCCGGATTGTCGTTCATCCCAACGTTAAACACTGGCTCCGTGGTGGGCTCAGTCCACAGCGGCCCACGGAAGTTGTGCGGGTCGCGCACGTATGGCTTCAGCAGGTTCACCGCGAACTGCCACACCTTGCCCGCCGGAGCGCCCTCGCTGTACGACACAGAGATCGGCCCCACGCTCTCAGAGGTGATCATGCCGCCACGGTCGAGATCTTGATACAGAGGCTCTGAGAGCCCCTTAAACGCGAGCTCAGAGCAAGCATCCTTCACGCGCTTGGGCACGCCGGTGATGGTGTAGCCGCTCCAGTCCGTAAGGTCTGCGCGGGGGAACTCCAGCGCCTGCGAGGAAACGAGGCGCGAGCCCTTGTATCGAGAGTAGGTATCGATCCAACTCGTGGCGAGGCGTATCGACGCCTCCAGTTGGAAATCCTCGTACGATTCCCAGCGATAGTTGCGATCGCTGCAGAACGTCTTGAATTCAACGAGCGAGATGTAGGCGTCTGCTCCGGCGAGCCCGGTTCCGTTCTCGACTGTCAGAGCCATGCCTCACCTCACAAATACTTCAGCAATTCCGCATCGGCTTGCTCGCGCTGAAACGGGCCCGCAATCGTGTTGCCCTGCGCGTCCACAATCTCGTATTTCCCAAAGCCCTTGTGCCGCAACGATGCCTTCGCATCTGACGCTACCGGAGCCACTTCCTGCTTTACAGGCGGCTCTACAGCGGCCTTGCGCGGCGGCGGCGGGGCATCGCCCTTGTCGGTATCGATGAGGCGCATATCGAACATCTGCCGCAAGCGGCGCGTTTCGATGCCACGCACATCTACCGATTCGTCGTGCCCGTATTGGCGGCCGCCCATCGTGAACGGGCGCATTGCTTTGAATTTGCTTTCTGGGTTGAAAAGTCTGGGTTCTGCCATGGCTTTCTCTAAGGCAGCCGGGGCGGAGCTGAGTAGTTACCTCAGCCCCGCCCCAGTTGATTACGCAACAACCGTCGTCCAGAACGCACCGAGGTCGGCAGAAATCAGCTTCTGGTCGAAAGCCATTTCGATCTCAACGCGGTCGCTCTTGAGGTGTTCCATGCGGAAGGTGCTGATGCGGTTGCCTTCGGCACCCGAACCAAGCAAACCATTCCACGAGAACGTGTAACCGGCGCTGGGCGTCATCAAGCCCGGAGCCGGGGCGGCGTAGCACAGCAGCGCGGCCTTGCCACCGATGAACGAGTGCGAGTTGCTCTGGCCTTCCTTGCCAGTGTTCTCGATCGCGTTCATCACGAGCACCTCACCCACATCGAAGAGCTGCGCCAGAACCTGCGCGCTGCTCATCGCCGGGGCACCGGCCGTCTGGCCGTACTTGATGCGATCCACGATTTCCGGGTGGTCGATCAGTGCGTCATACACCGGGCGGCCAACCACGAGCTTGTTGGGCTCGAAGCCGGTGCTTTCGGCAATGGCGCGCTTCATCGCACGCACGTTGGCGATCGGGGTCGAGGTGGCGTCGTTCCACTGCTTCACTTCCGAAGCGCCCGGCGAACCGGCAACGCCCGTGCGGTTGAACGACCAAATGCCGGTGTTGAAATACTTCGACACCCACAGCTTCTCACGCTTGATGAGAGCCTTGTGGGTGACGAACGCGGTGGCCTCGCGATCCGGCGAAAGCACTGCGTCGGCATTGGCACGCACTTGATCCGGAATGTCCTTGTGGAAGGCATAGACCGGAGCGTAGTAGCTGGGGGTGTTGTCCAGCTTGTAGCCACCACCGGCGCTCTCAGAGCTGGGAGCGCGCAACTCCATCTCGTCGCGGTTGAAATCGCCGCGATCGTAGGTGTAGTAGCGGTCGGCCTGCTTCGAAACCGGAATGTTGGGGAACACTCGCGAGGAAACGAAGTTGGAAGCGTTCTGGAGGAACGCAATGCTGATGTTGGTCAGCGGCTGGTTAACGTGAACGTCACCGGGAGTCGGGTTCATCGAAGGTTACTCCTACAGAGTTCCAATTACGCCAACGCGGCGAACGGATACGGGTTGATGAGAACGGGGAACACATCGCCAGAGGCAGCGCCCGTGAGCGCCACACCCAACACTGCGTCACCGGCCGAAGCGGCAGCGATCGCGTTGCCGCTGGCATCAGCGGTCACGCGAGCACCGGCGGTGATCGCACCACCGGCCACAGCCTTCGACACGCCGTGCACGGCCACCGTGGCGGCCTGCCCAGCAGCAGAAGGCTTGTTCTGCAGCACGCCAACCACGAGCGCCGTGGCGTTCGCGAGAGCGGCCTGCCCGCTGGAGTTAACCGTGACCAACTTGAACTGCGAGGACGAAAGATCCGCCGCCGCAGGCAAGGTGATCGACTGAACAATGTTTTCACTTGCCATGATCAAATGCTCCTAAAGGAAATGGGTGGCTTACGCGGCCCGGCGCTTGGCGACGTAGGCGTTGTACAGAGCCGGGTTTGAATCCACAGCTTTGGCGTACGCCTGCTCAAACGTCATGCCGGTGTTGGCCTTCTGGATCTCATCGGCCTTGGCTTTCAGCAGAGATTCCGGGTCGCCATCAACGGCGGCGCTGGAACCAAGGCTCTTGAACAGAGCGGCCTGTGAGCCCTGCTCAACGATGCCCTTAAACACAGCTTCCAACGTAGAGGCGTCCTCTGCGGTGGTCATGCCCTTCGCCACGCGCAGCAGCAGCGGGCCCATCTTCTCCGGCTCCGGCAGGCTGAGGCTCTTCGCCTTGGCCACGGCCTCACCAAGCTCCGCTTCGGCGCGGATCTTCGAGATGGCATCTTCGGCGGCCTTCGCACGGGCTTCGGTTTCCTCGATGCGCTTGCGCACCGGCTCCGGAAGCGACTTCAGCACATCCTCTTCGGTGGGCTGCGGGGCGGCGGCCTTCTGCAGCTCAGCAATCTGCGTGTCGCGGGTTGCGAGCTCGTTCTGAGCGGTGGCAAGTGCGGCCTCAGCATCGTCGGCGCGCTTCTGCAGCGTGCCCAGCTTCTCTTCCGCCTCTTCCAGCGCCTTGGAAAGATTCTCCAAGTCCATTGTGTACTCCTTGAGTGCAGTTTCACCCGATGCAGCCGCATCGGAATCAGCCGAGACACCCCCGGCAATGGTTTGCGCCAGACGAGGCGCGATGGCTGAGAGCGCTTTCTTGAGATTCCTCACTGCAGGCGCTTCTTCGCCATCGTCGAGGGTCTCTTCCGCATCCATATCCTCATCATCGATTTCGGATTCGGTTGCGGCTTGAGGTTTCTTCTTGCCCCGTGCTTTCACAATCTGGACGCGGGCCTGCTCGTTGGCCGGGTCATCCACGAGGCTGATTTCTTCAATCGTCATGTCCGAAAGCATTTGCGGCATTGCGTTCACTCCATCTTGGCGCGGCGACCGCGCCCACCAATGCTGAAGGCTTTCAGCTCGCCGGAGCGCACGCGCTTGCGCACGCTCTCGTCGTTGATCGCCATGCCGATCCACCAACCCCGGCGGCTGTCCTGCACGCCCAGAGCCTTGGCGAACTCGTCATCGATCAAAACGCTTTCCACAACCTCACCCACCTGCTTGCCAGAGTGCATGGCCTTGGCCACGCGGGCGTCACACACGAACTTGTGTGCGGCCTTCTGGAGCTCCTGCATGGTGATAACGTCGCCTTGATGGTCGGTGACGGCCTTCCCATCCACTTCGGCCACGCTCGCCCAACCGCGTACAAAGCCGCCGGTGGCGTCTGCCTTCTGGAACTGGAAGCTGATACCAACGCTCATCACAACTCCGTGTCACGACTGTGAGAACGGGCGGCGCGAACCGTCCGTGATTGATTTCGTAACACGCGAAAAACGGTTGTGGAAGCGCTAGAAACAAAAAGCCCGCACGAGGCGGGCTTTAGTATCACGGGCGTGACAACGAGGCTTTAATCTGCCGGGTCGAGCGGGATTCCAAGCAGGATGTGCGAGAAAGTTTCCACTACGGTCTCTAGCCCGAACTGGAAATCGTCATCACTGGCCGCCTCCTGCTCAAAGGGGATGTACACAGCCAGATAGTCGCTGATGATCTTTGCCGCGAGGCGGGCCACGGCGTCGTCAGTGTCGCCGCCTATACCCGCTTCCTCTACGAGCGCCTTGCCAAGTTGGCCGGGGCTGTTCCACGCCGATGCAAGGAATTCCGGGCTCTGCCCGTACATCGTGGCTTGGAACTTCTTGCACAGCGCATCAAGTTGCGGCTCGACGCCCTGCAATTTGCCTGCAAGCTGCTGCTCGCGCAGGTCGGTCACGGCGCTCAACAATTGGCGCACAAGCCCATCAACAATCGAGTAGGTGCCCAAATAAGGCTTGGCTGTTGAGAGCCCGGTTTTGGCAAGCTCTTGGGTGTCTGGAAGTTTCATGCGGATATCTTACCCCTGCTGCGCTATCGGTTGAGCAACTACAGCCGTCGGTTTTATGAATTCGGGAGCAAAACGGCGTCTACGTAGACGGTTTTTCCTTTTTTCTTTGCGCCCAGAATCATGTACCGCGTGTTGGGCGGGAAGAGCGACTCAGCCTCTCCCGTGTTGGCCGTAAGCCATGCCGGGAATGCCTTGACGCCCTTGCCAGCACGCAAGTTCCACTTGATATCGTTGTTGGACAGAATCTGGCTGCCGAACGACGCGCTGCTGAAGCCGGGCTCCTGCACAACGGTGCCTTTCTCCGCGCTCATCAGAAACTGCTGAAGCTCTGTGATGTACTTCGGATTGGGAGTTTCACCGAAGCCCTTCATGCCCATGTTTCGCGTGAATGTCGTTCCTTCAGGGATATCCACGAGCAGCTTTTCGAAGTCCTTCACGTGCTTCTCGACGCTCTTCCCGCCAACGTTCGTGCTTGTGTTTCCCGTTCGCAGAGCCGTGTTCAAAGCGGATGCGCCGCTGCTGGTCAAATACGTGCTGAAAGTCTGCTTGGCGGAGTCTGAAGCGCTGGCGTAGTGCTGCTTGGCCATGTTTTGCCACGCGCTCGTGGTTGCCACGGAGTTATCCTCCGGAGGCTCCTTTTCGGTGAGCGAGGCTTTGCCTAGCACGATGTAGCGCCCGGCCTTCTGGTTCTGAGGCACTGCAGCGATTGACTTACCAGACGGCACAGGCGGCATCTGGCTGGAAACTTCGGCAATCGATCCGCTTGCTTGAACGCCGATTCGCGGCATCTTCGGCGGATTAAGCTGTAGATCGATTTCTTGAATGAGATTCTGCTGATACGCCTTGATGTGCTGCGACGGGTGCTCAGAGGCGGGCTTGAACACGCCCGTTTTTGCGCCGGTCTCCTTGTCCAGCACCTCGTACGCAACGGCCTTCACTGCGCTCATGTCGCCGGTTTTGGCTGCGGTGTAGATTGCGGCTGCAACGGCAGTGTTCGATTGGTTCACCCAATCCTTGCTCGAAAGCCCCTTGCCGCCGTTGTTCCAGTTGTTGAAGTTTGGCGGCGCGGTAAGGTTGTCGGGCTTGAAAGCGGGCTTGCTGCTCTTCGGCGTCTCCACTGGAGGCGCAGGCGTGGGCGGCTGCACCTTGGTGGTAGCCGCAGCGGCGATCACTGCGGCAGGCGTTGCGCCTCCGTGCAGCGCAGGATGCGCACCAGATTTCTGGCCCGCCTGCACCTTCTCCGGCGAGCCCAGCGCGGTCAGCGCGTCGTTGGCCAGATTCGCCTGCTTCTTGCCGTACGTGTTCGTGCCAAAGTTAAGCGACAACAAGCCCTTCACATCGCCAGCGTTCGCGAGCTTTGCAATCGCGTCGATCTTGCCGTTGTGCGACGCGGCGTTGGTGTTCGTCAAAGGAAGCATCGCGGCGGCGAAGTTTGGCAGCGCGGTTGTGACGGGCGCATTCTTCGGCGGCGGCGGTACGGGAGTGGAAATCACCTTGTCGGCCGCGTTGGCCGCAACAATCACCTGCGCCGCTGATTTCTTTTCGAGATCCGAGACAAGCTCCGCGTGGTAGATGGCCATTTTTATGCCGTTGCCCGTGCCCGGCTTCCACGGCACCTGTTTGCCGCCGTCCGTGTACGCGGTTTTCATGCCCTCAAAGGTTTTCAGCCCCGCGAGGTTGCCAGCCGCGTGCAAGGTTTGTAGTTTGTTGGCTATGTCGGCGTAGAACTTGTCGGCCTTTTCGAAGCCAGAGTTGAACGTGGGCTTTTGGATCGGCGCGGCCGGTGGCGGCACTATTGCCTTTGCAGCCTTGGCTTGATCAGCCTTGATTTGAACGATTGCAGCAGCCATATACGCGGCCATCTGCGCTTTTTGTTTCACCATGTCGGGAGCGCCTATCGATTTGTACATCTGCGCCTGCCCAAGTAATGCCTCAACGTCTTTAGAGAGCTTGCGCAACTCTCCGTTTTTGACCATCTTGCTGACTTGCGTTTGGAAAATAACTGGAAACTTTTCAACGCCGATATCTGCAAACTTGAACTTCTCGCCATCGTCCTCAAGCGCGTTGTCAATTCCCACCGTTATAGAAACCGGGTCAAGGTTTTCGTTGATAATTTGGTCAACCTTAAGTGCCACAGTGGTGTGAACAAACTTTGCGGAAATTGCTCCGTAATGGGTGCCTTTGAGCTGTGCGATCGTATCGATATACCCGGCCTCTCCAACGGCCGCAGGCGCGGGCGCTGGGGGCGGCGCGGCTTTTGCCTCCAGAGCCGCCACCTTGGTCAGCAGGTCATACTTGCGGGCGATGATCTTGTCGGCAAGCGCGGGTTTATCCACCGTGTCGGGCGCGTATGTATGCACGAGCTTGAAAATGGTCTCATCCGAAATGGCCGCAACCTTCTTCGCGGATTCCGCGATCTGGCTGGCGGTCATCGAGCCATACACAGCGTGCGCTGAGTGATTGACCGGCACGCCTTGCACCGGCTTGCGCAGCGAATCAAACTCCGTCACCTCGTTGCCGAAGTCCATTTTGGGTGCGCCCTGTGCGCGGTACAGCAGCGCTCCGCCCGGATCGATGTTGACGGCCTTGCCGTTGATGATCTGCGTGTTGTCGAAGCCCATCCCAATGGCGTCGTAGTTGGCCAGCCATGCGTGCACAGCGAAATCTTGCTGGGCCAACGAAATGTGCGCCGGGTTGCTCTTGTCGAATGCCACACCGCCTTCGATCCACTTCGAGGCGACACCGATGCCGCCGCCGTGCGTGCCCTGCAAGTCCACGAGCTTCATTTCCGGAGCGCCGACGCCAGCAGCGGCCATGAGCTTCGACGCCAGCACCTCGTTGTGCGAGCGCGGGGTGGCGTTTGAGGCGTTGCTGCCCTTCACGAGCCATTTGCCAGAGTCGTCCACGTACATTGCGCCGGGGTTGGAGCCGCCGGGCTTTGGCCCCTCGTAGGCCATGTGCGAGAGTTTCTGCGGCCCGATGATCGCGTCGGCCGTAGCCGTTGCAGAAATCTTCGCCTTGTAGTCGCCAACCGCCTGCACGGCGTATTGGTATGTCTGTGCGCCGTACTTCACGTGCGAGGTGCCTTTCACCCCGGTCGCAAACTTCTCGTTGGCGGCAGCGTACTTGTCGATCACCGCCTGTGCGGTTTTTAGATCGCCGTTTTTGACTGAGGTGTACACGGCGATCGCGGCTTTTTGGTAGTTGGAGTTTGTGCCCTCCAGCCCGCCTGCAATCTTCGGTGCGATGGTGATGCCGTCTGCATCCGTCGCCTTCCACTGGCCGCCCAGCGCAGAGCCGCCCGGCCAGCGCGGTTGGTTCGTCCAGAACCCGCCCTTGGGCGCTGTTTTCGACTTCGAAAGCGCGATGAGATCTTCGAGATCGTCAAGGATGCCGCGATCGTGCTCGCGGTTGAGCAGCTTGCGAGCGTCCTTGAGCGTGGCGAGGTTGATGGCCTGCGACTCCCAGCCCATGCCTTTCGGCGTGCCGCCGACGCGCTGGGCGATGTAGAAGCGCGCCTTCGAAGTGTCGCGCTCGTAATCGCCAAGGATGCCGGTGATTTTCACCTTGAGCCCGGTTTCCTCCCACGCCTCCTTTACGGCGTTCTGCTGCATCGTGAGCCCGGATTCCACCGTGCCTTTGGGGTAGGTGTTCTGGTAGCCGCCAAAGGCGTTGGTGGGCCGCGTGAGCCACAGGCGGCCATCTGGCTCCATGATCACCACGCCAGCGCCCACGGTCTTGCCGGGCGTGGCTTCGAACGGCATATCGGCTTCGAGCGATTCCTTGGTGCCGGGCACCTTGCTCCAGCCGTCCTTCGGCGGGTTCCAAGGCTTCATGGCCACGTTGTTGAGCACGGCAGGGGCATCGCTGCCCGGCGTGAACACGGCCGTCTTGTTGTGATCGCTCCACGTGCTTTGGTGCGAAGGCTTGGTGGGGTAGTTGATGGTTACCGCCGCGCCTTTGTCGTTCACCTTTGGATGCTGCGCAGAGCCCGGCGGCGGGCCTTTCGGCGCACTGCCGCCAAACTGCGGGCCCAGAATCCCAGAGCCAGCGGCAGGCTTCGGGCCTGCGCCGCCCTTGAGCCCAGCAACGTAGGATGCGTACTGGCTGGCCTTGCTGCCCCATGCGCCAAACATTCCGCCGCCGCCCTTGGCAGGGCCGCCGCCGATGCCGGTGCTGGCTTTCGGGGCGAACTGGCCGCCTTTCTCTGAGCCTGCAGGCCAGCGGTTCCAAAAGCCTTTGTGCAGCGCTACGCGGGCGCGTGCGAGCGCTAGACGGGCGCGCAGTTCGTCGGTGGAGTTCGCCATTATTCTTCAACCTCTTCGCCAAAGAACCCGGCTTCCACCATGTCGATGTACTGCACAACGCTGCCGTCCGGTGCGCGGAACTTGATATCGATGCCATCGGCGCTGATGAGTTCGTAGCCTTCTGGCGGCTCCGGAATGCTGATTGATACGAAGTCCGGATCGATCTGGGCGTCTGCTGCTTTGCTCACGTTGGTTCCCTTCAAGTATTTCGCCAGCACATCTTCGAGCGGCTTGGTAATTGTTCCCGGCTTGTAGTTTTTCGAGGTGTACAGCGCCACAAGCTCAGCGGTAGCCTCCACCGGCTTGCTCGCGCCGTACTTGCTGATGTTCGCGCCCATGTAGTTCGACAACGCCGGTGATCCGCCAACGGCGTCAACCAATGCCTTGGTGAATGCGCCCTTATGCTCTCGCAGATCTAGTGCGTGCGCGGCCTCGTGGCGGAACGTGTCGAGGATCTGGCCTTCGCCAGAAAGCCCGCTGGAGCTCACCGTCCATGGAATCTTTCCCGGCTCCAAAGGCTTCAGCGGCTTGAATCCGCCGGGTGTGCGCAGCGAAATGCCACGGTCAGCGTAGGCGTAGAAGCCAAGCGCTCTGGGGCCGGGGCTCTTCTGCATGATGCGCGTGGCCTGCGCAAGCGCTGGGAACTCGCTGGCAACTCGTGCGGCTTCGGGCCCGATCGTGTTCAAGATCTCTAAAAACGACTTGTCGGTGATGACCTGCTTTTGCTTCTTCGGGCCATACCACTTTTCGTACAGCGCCTTTTTCTCTGGCGGCGCGGTAGCAATCTTCAGCTTGCTCGATTCCGATTGGTGGTACATCGCCAAGCGTGCAATCTGGTAGCCCATGGCCTCGAACTGAGACTGCGCCTCATCGAGATTCTTGGCCTTCTTGTACGAATGCTTGGGCGCTTCCGCGACCGGCGCGGGCGCTGGAGCCGGGGCAGGAACAGGGGCAGGGGCCACCACAGGCGCGGGTGCGGGTGCGGGTGCGGGTGCAGGGGCAGGCGTGTTGCCAGTGAGCGCCGGGTGAGCATTCTTCTTCTGCCCAGCCGTGACGCGGTGCTCGCTGCCGATCGCTTCAAGCGCGGCGTTGGCGAGCTTCGCCTGTTTCTTCCCGTAGGTGTTTGTTCCAAAGCTCATCCGCAGAATCGAATCGGCGTCTTTCTTCTCCGCGTGTTGCTGCAGCAGCATCACACGAGCGTTGTGGGATGCTGCATTCACGTTGGTAATAGGCACCAACGACTGCGAGAAATTCGGCATCTTCGATGATGCTGGGGCAGCATCACCTGCTGGAGCGGTAGCAGACGCCAACCCGCCCACGCTCTTCGGCGCAAACTGCCCGCCCTTGGCTCCCGGCGTACCGGCGGGCCAACGACTCACCAGTTTTTCTATGCCTTGCACCACGGGCGAGCCCGTGCCATCTTTGTGGCCACCCATCAGCACAAGCGCCACACGCGCCTTCAGCAGCGCAATGCGGTCTCGCAGTTCAACGTACTTGTCTGGCGTCATCGTTCGATTACATCCATGCAGCGACTGAGCGATCTGGAGATCTACCGCGAGCTGAAAGCGTTGCACGAGCGCTTGGAGGTCATGGCTGATGCGGCCATGTCCATGCACTCGCGCACCGCGCTTCGAGCGGCGGCAAAAACAATCCAGAAATTGGCATCGGCTTTCTTCAAGTCCGCTTTTTAGGCGGCTTCGTCACGACGGATATCCCAAGCTCTGCCCGGCGGCGTGCGGTAGCGGCGTCATCGCGGCTCGCTCGCCACTCAAGGTGACCATCCACAAGCCGGTACTCTTCCTTGTGCACCAAAGCGCAATCGCAGCACTCGCTGTGCGTGTAGCCGCGCACCCGATACCAGATGCCGTCCACGATCTGCACCGGAACGTATTTGCTCTTGCTCATTGGCCTTCTCCAAGCTGCTGCGGCTCGTACACGCGGTAGAAGATCGTGCACCGGCAGTTGGGGTGCATCGGCGGCCGGGTGACGGGGCCATCGGGCGTTGCAAAGCTCTGTGCGTGCTTGATGCCCTTCTTCGGGTTCATCTTCGGAATCGGGCCGCACACTTCGCACGTGCGCTCATCGCGAGCCACAATCCACATTTTGCGGGTGAGATCCTCTTTCACCGCGCCCTTGTCGATCGCCTGCTGCCACGCATCCTGTATGCCCATGTTCGTGGTGCGCGTGGCTTCGGTGCGGGCGATGGTGCGTGAGCGGTACGCGAGGTACTTGCGCTCGTAGGCCGCCACCATTTTGTCGATCTGTGCCTTTGAGAGCGGCTTGCCGGTCTCCATGGCGCGGCGCATTTGCCCGTCGAATCGGTAATCGCGGAGGCGGCGGGCATTGATGCCATCGGTGTTGTTGCCATCGGCGTCGAGGATGCTCACCTGCGTGCCGTTCACCCGGTTCACCTTGTTGCCCAGCCCGAATGAGCCTGCGGAGCGCTTGAGGTGGAACGTTTCGAGCTGCTTGCGGTAGTTGGCGACGGCCTTGGCCTGCCGATCGGTGAGCCCAACAATGCCCTTTACCTGCCGGGCTACTTCCTTCGGGTTCTCACCGGCCTTCATGCCGTCGATGAGCGCCGCCCGCACGCCTTCCTTGGTCTGCTCGTTGATCTGGCGGATCAGCCCAAGGTTGTAGGTCTGCAGCCACGTGATGAGGCGCGGATTCAACTGGTTGAACGCGAAACTGGCCCCGGTGAGGCGCACGGAGGCGGCTGCGGCGGCTCCTGCGGTGTTGGCCCCGTTCTGTACGGCGGCCGTCATCACATCGAACCCAGCGAGCGCCTTGGGCAGCTCCAGCAGCTCCAGAACCTTGGCCACGTTGCCGGTTTGCAGCGCGGCCACGATCGCATCGAGATCGATCGATTCCTTCTGAGCCAGAAGCGCTTGCAGGATGCTGGCCGCTAGCTTCGACTCCAACTGAACGATGAGCTGCTCAGCGGCGCTGAGGCTCTCAGCCTTCGCCTTATAGACAATGGCGCGGGCAGGGGTCGTTTCCGGCGGCAGGCGTCGGTGCGGATTGTGTTGTGCTGAGCCGATGCGCGTGGACACCCACTCTCACTCCGGTGATACGCCTGTGGATGACTGAACCGTAGTGCAAAACCGCTGGAATCACAACGCTAAACCGTGTGTCCGCTTGGTGGTTGCATGGCGATATCTGTTTGCAGGTTATCACCGCCATGATATTGTCGCCCTACACGGTAGTTGACTGGAGGAAAGCCAATGAGATTCGGATGGGGTTTAGGGTTGTCGAGAAAGCAGCGCTTGCAGTTGTCGAACCGGATGCAGCAGCGATGGGCTGATGCGCTTACGGAGCGGCTGTGGCGCATGAAAGTATGGATGCGCCAGCAAGAGAAAGCACGCGGGCTCTCGTTCGATGAGATCCGCGATAACCACCTCAGCCAGTTACCTAGAGAGGTACATCGAAGATGAACGCTGTGTTTGATCGAGTGTCACCGCCGGGCTCGTGGATGGAAGAGCGTCTTGCAGGCTCGCTTTCCACCACGGAGCTGCGTGAAATCATTTCGGATCTGCGCCACGGGTCGCGCTGCGCGGCCTCAGAGATGGAGGCAATGCGAGCACGCATCGCAACGCTGGAAGCGGCTGCATTGCGCGCAGATGAGGGGTGGCTGCGGATGATGGCGCACCTCACCTTCATCAGCCACACGAGCCGTGACGCCGATACGGTCACGTACGCGAACAACGCCATGGCAGAGGCGTTCCGGCTTAATGGCAAATGATTGGCGGGCGCGGGCGATTCCGCGCTGGCGAGAACTGGCCATCGGCTGTCAGCCGATAAGCAATGGCCGGAAAAACTGTCCGTCCTGCGGCTGCGAATCAAAAGCCGGGGCGATGTGCAAAACGTGCAACCGAATTGTGAAGATCACGGGCCGCCCCGTGTACCTCACCCGGTTGATCGAGGCGCTGTGCGACGGCGTGGATGCCGGGCGGCGCGAGGCGTTAAGCGCGTCTACGCTTGAAGGCAAGGAACTCCGCGCCTTCCTGTGGGTCACTAAAGCACGTTATTCGGCCGGGGCCATCCGCGCCCGGATCTACTACCGCAAGAATCGAGTGTCCGTGCGCCTGCGAGCCGTAGCCTAGCCGGTCGCCGTAGTCGTCGAGCACCTTGTACCCCCGCGCACGCGCCAGCCAGTAGATCTGGCCACGGTGCTCGTGCTCGTTCTGCGAAAGCATCCAGTTGTGCTTGTGCCCAGCCCCGTACAGGTGCGCCCAATCGTTCATCAGCGCGGCCTTCTGGAGCCCGTGCAGCGGGTTCCACTGGCTGTGGCCGGGGAAGTCGTGGGCGAGGTGCATCCGGAACTCTGAGCCGTTTGGAGAGCGCAGGGTGACACGGGCACCCCATTCCTCCATCACCACGCCGTGCGGCTTGAACCGCTCCAGCGCATCCCGGCCCACCGGGCCCGGCATGGCGTCGTGGTTACCGATCAGCCAGAGGAACCACGGCACCCCGGAGTCGTTGAAAAACCACTTCACGAGCTTCCGGGCGGTGTGTGCGCTCGTGTCTTGATGAGCCCACAGAGAGGCAAGCCTTCCTCCCCAGTTGTTCGTCGTGTCGCCAAGGTTGCAGGCGTAGATGCCCTTGTTCCGGGCCGCCAGCTCGCAGTGCGCGCTGAGGATGTTCCAATCGCACCCGTTGTCGTCGATGTGCGGGTCGCCCATCAGCAGCAGTGCGTACGGCCCGTCGATCGGCACATCGAACCTGCGCCAGCGCTTGGCCGTAACGTGTTCGATCCGCTTCTGCACCCGGCGCTGCAGCATCTGGATGAGGTCGGCAGTCGGAATGTCGTCATCCGGCAGCTCCGGAGCGGTGGGAATCTTCGGTGCGGCAGCAGCTTGTGAGGGGCGGGCAAGCGGTAGTTGCTCGCGGTTCCAAAAGCCTTTTTGCATTGCCACCTTGGCGCGGCTTTCGAAGCCGCCGATGGTCAGATTGAGGCTCGCTGCTTCTGCAGTCGCGGCCTTGCGCACGTTACCCCCGTGCTGGGCGATGATCTCTGCGATCTCAGCGAGGAACTTGTCTGGCAGCGGCGGGGTTGGCATGAGGCATCAAGCCCGATCCGCCTTGGTATCTAGCTTCGACTCGATGCGCTGCAGCGCTTGGTTGATCTGATGGAACTGACGCTCAGTGTGTTCGAGCTGTGTTTCGAGCCGTGTGACGCGGGTACTGGCATCGAAGTGCTTCAGAATCCCGTCGCGCAGGTCATGCTGCGTTTCGAGCTTGGCAATCTTGTTGTTGAGGCGAACCCAAACTCCAATGCCAGCACCCAGAATGCCCACCAAGGCAGCGACAACCGAAAGATCCATCGACCACTCCTCGAAAGCCCAACGCGATCAAGCGCTTGGATTGTGTAGCGCATGAAAATGCACGAAGCAACGTCAGTTGCGTGCATTTACAGCAGATGGCTTTCCGGTTGTCGCGCCCTTGATACTTAGGCGGCCGCTGCGCCTTGCGCCAGTTCCTTCGGCACGTTCGCGGCAGCCATCTGGGCGTCCAGTTGCTGGCGAACCTTGAACATCGTGTTCACGCTCACCTTCGCCTGCAATTCCAGCAGGCCAGCCATGATCACGTTGGCATCGTTTCCGTCGATCTTCAGTGTGAACTCAATTTCCTGCGACATGGGCGCTTCCTCGTGGGGTTGAAGTGCATGAAAACCTAGCCGAAATTTCTGAGCGGCTCAATGCTAGGTGCCAATTTCAGTGTTGCAGTACATCGAGAATGATCGGCTTGCCAGTACGTTGCTGTTCACATCCCTAATGCTGATAGTCCCGGCGGCGTCGGCATAATACGAGCCGATTGAGCTGCCGGAAGCAAGCACACGCCACGATCGATTCGTACTAAGCGCCAAAAGCGTGCCCGTCGTTCCTTGGTTGAGCGCTCCGCTGCTGAGCGTTACGTATGCGTAGTAGTCACCAACGCCGCCGGTGCCGGTTTTCCACGTGAATGAAGTGAAGTCGGTGGTGGCTTGGAACGAGTTGCCGTGTCGATAAGCGCCGGTGCCGTCGTTGCGCAAAATAATGTCTACATAACTTTCTGTGTAAGCCGGGCTTGACCGATAAACGAACTCTAGAAGGTTTACATCGTAGCCGCCGGCTTGCTCGTAGTACGGCAATGAAGCAGAAAGCGCCTGCCACGTTTTTCCGCGCAGGTCATTCATAGAAATAATCGTGCCGCTGCCGCCGACGCCCGCAAGCGTGCGCACGTTGGCGTCGTTCATCGTGATGTAAGCCGTCGAAGCGTAGCCAAGCTCAACGTTTACATCCGACAACGATATTGTGCCTGTGGGCGTCGGCATTGCTTAGGCCGCAGGCGGAACGGTTGGGGCAGGCGGAACGGTTGGGGCAGGCGGAATGGTTGGGGCCGGTGCCCACGGAAGCGGCTTCTGCTCCATCGCGAGCCTCTCGGCTTCCTTGGCGACCACGTATGCAATGTGCATCTTGATGCCTTCGAGCGTCGTCGGCACGCCCGGAACCGGCGGGGCGTCCAGCCAAGCCAAGATCTGCTCTTCGGTGAGATCGCCAAACGCGGTGAAGTCCTCTGGGCTTGGGCTGCCCACTTTCAGTGACGCCGGAAGCGAAAACGTTGCTGCGCCATCCGTGCCCGTGACGGTCACATCAACCTCTTTGACAACATCACTCAAGCCATTTTCGCTCTGTACGCGAACGGCGTTTACTTTGTACGTATACGTAATTGCCATGTCAGTCTCCTAGTGAAGTTTGGATTTCAGTATTTCAATCTCGCGCTTGAGCGCTACGATTTCCTTGGCCAGCTCGACGGCCGACGCCATCGCGGCGTTGCCGTACGACACAGACAACGTGCCCATTTCATCCTTCGCCTTGAGGATCGCCTGCGGCAGCAACGGTTGCAGCGATTGCGCCGACACGCCAACTTGCTCCATACCGTCGTCGATACGCTCGTAGAGCCCGTTGCGCACCTGCGCGAGCCGCTCGACGAAATTATCCGGCATTGAACGCCAGTTGCGCTTTAACCGCTCATCAGAATACGCGGTGATGTTGCCACTGGCCACGATCGAGTTCGAGATAGCGCAACGAAACCCACCGTTATTGATAATGAGCATCCCGTGGTCGGTAAGGTTGCCCGCAATACCGCCTGCGTTTGGATGCGACCACGCGATGCCGTACAGGCTGCCTGTGGTTGTGCCATCGGCAGGCAGCTTGTAACTGTCGCCCATGGCGAACACGCCTTGGTAGCGATACGAGGAGTACACGCCAACGATGCCGTTGCCGTAGTTGTCGTCGATGTAGAAGTTGCCGTTGGCGCGTGTGGCGCGAGCAGCCGTAATGTTCCAACTTCCCGACGCGTTGCCGCCGGTGAGGGTTGGTGAGTAACTGTTGTAGTTGCTGCTGTCGAGAATGGTCGCGTCCGTGCCGCCACCGGGGTCGCCTTTGCTTATGTAACCCGTGCCCGCCGACCACCGCATTTGCCAGCCGTAACCTTCGCGATGAAACCCGACGACGTTGCTGTTCACCATCAGCGTCGAGCCAGAATCGAAATGAATCCCATGCCATCCGTTTCGGCTTCCAGCGATGCGCCACGACCCATAAGTGACGTTGTTCGGGTAGAAATGCGCCCCGTTCAGCGGGCTGTACAGGCCGCTGTAATTGCCAAACTCAA